GCTGCTGGTGGCTGCTGGTGGCTGCTGGTGGCTGCTGGTGGCTGCTGGTGGCGTTCCTCCATGGTGAGGAACGCCACCAGAAAGCGCGGTAAATGTAAATAAACCTTTCGTTTTAGATTGAATGGTAAATAACGGTTAAATAAATACAGAAAATAGTACCATATATTTGCACATACAGAAAATAGTACTACCTTTGTAACTGTAAACGATAAGCAAACGTTTACCAAGCCTCCGGGGCTTGCCAAAGCCCGGCAAACGCTCTTTCCAGGTATAAAAAAAGCGGGTATTACAGGAATACCCGCCCGGGAAAAAGAAAGATAAACTTTCTTCTGTTTTGTAGCAAAAACAAAGATACGTTTTTCTTTCCGTTCCTGAAAATATCCAGAAAGAAAAAACGTTCTTTGAAAAAATACCGTATAAACGTGATCCGCGTTCCGGCTGGTGATCCTGTTCATTATCATAGTTTGATACTTTCCCGGCTGTCATAGTTTGACAGCCACACACGAAAGCAACCGGAACAAAGTACACGCGGCGCGGTTAGTCTGTAACAAATAATCCGTATGAGATAGTAATATATTGATAACGGGAAAGGAGCCGAAAGGTAGCCTAACGGGTAAACTATGTTTGCCCGGATCGTGCATAGTCGATACCCGTTACTATATTACTAACTTAAAATTATGGACTTATGAAAACAAATGTATCTAAAGCAAATGTAAAGAAAGAAGCTATCAACGTGTTGACAAACGAAATGTTAAGCCCGTTTGCAGTTTTGAATGCAATCAATAAAAACCGGAAAGATCCGGCAATTATGGACCTTTTAAACATGTACGGGATAACAAAAAAGCTTGAGCTTTCGGACCTTTGCGGCCTGTATGACTATTCAGAAAGAAACGTTTTTTGCAAGCTTCGCAAAATTACAGATAAAAAGAAGATTGAGTTTTGCGAATACAAACAGGCAAAAATAGGGAACGCTTTTTATGAATATGTACCCATACGTTTCACTATCCGGGACTTTTTTTATTCTTTGGAATCAGCTTTAAAGCTGAAGAAAGAAACGGAAAGACTTGAGCAAATGTACGCGGATCTCTTTAATAAAGAGGATAACAAAGCGGAGAAAGCAAAAGCAAAAGCAACTATCAAAGCTGCAAACAAAGCGGAAAAACGCGCTAAACAGATAGCGGAGAAAGCAAAAGAGTTACGGGACAAATATAAAGACGTGCCCGAAAACATTCTTTTGCAGCTTGCTGCAGAGTTTTTCAAAGCGGCGTAAACCGCGGCGGGTGTGTATGGAACGAAAACACTATAAAAGTGTAAGTACCCGGATCGATACCGGGACACCCACAAAAATATATTCTATCTCATACGGCCGGCGAAAAAGATACCTACCTATGTAATACGGCGGCACGTGTGCCACTGTTGCATATAGGGGCGCACGTGTGCGCCTATAGTTATCCAGGCCAAGAGTCTGACGGTATCCAGGGCCGCGAAAATCATAATTCATAATTCTATGGCATAACTGTACCCGTATGGGTGCGGTGTGTCCTGCAACGTGTTGAACGGTAAGTCAGGGTGCACCGTGTCCGTATGGATTCATGTACGGGTGTGCTATGCCCTGTTCAATCTTGGGTGTATGCCGGAGTAGTTAACCGGAAAAGATCCATACTGTTTTAGCGTATGTATGGAACGGGCTGGGAGTTATCCGGGCCTATGGAATCAACGTACCATGCGGACACGTGTGTCTGTATGGCGGTGCGCCTGCAAAGGTCGTCTATGCGAAAGGTGTATCCGTGAATGCTATGCAAATAGTGTATCATGGTGCATATAGGCGGGTATGCGTCAACGCAACGAAAACCAGCTTCGGGGGTGGTACGGAAAACCCCTACCTATGTAGTGCTATGCGCTTTCGGGCGCATGGCACTTCTTGTATGTATAACTAAAACTTTGAATTATGGGGAAAAATAGATTCTATCTGGTAATCTGTAATAGATGGAATGGTAAAAAAGCGAATCTATGCGTAACAAACATTCTGGATCATGCAAAAGCAGTTTGTATGGACTATTCAAACCGGAATGCACGATACAAACAAATATCAGATATGCAAGTTTTACATATTCTATCTACAGATTTTGCTTGCCAGAATGCTATCAGACTATGACCTATCAGGCCGTTCACCTTTACCGGTGTACAGCCTGCAAACTTCTTAAATAGTTTGAGTTATGAAAAAGCAAATTAAAGTCATTCTGTGCTGTGTGTTTTTATTCGTGGCTTTGTGTTTTGCCGGTCGTTCCGACTGGAGCGAACAGGTTATCTATGTAATGCCCAAAAGCGCATACGAAAGTATTAGCGCAAAGCTTGGCGAAGATTGCAGTGACTACGAAATAGCAAAAGAGTACGTAAAAAACAAATCGTACTACGACGCTATGGAGTATTAATTCCATGCTGGAGGTACTTTACGGTACTTCCAGACACGATTACTAACTTAAAACTATAGGAATTATGAACGCAAGTATTAAACTTATTGCAGCTATTGCAGCTATGAATGCTGCCGGATTTACTATTAATGCAGAAACTTTGCAGCCGGTTACATCTGGCTATGCCGTTGCCATACGTGATACGCAAAACTCGTTTGGGAATGCTGGTATAGCAAACGTATTAAAAGCCGTAAAAGCAGGTAAAGCAAATGCTATCGGCGGATGGTATGATGATCAGTCTGGATTGTATTACTATGACGCCACACTGGTAGTAAATGACCTTGAAAAAGCCATTCAGTTAGGAATAGAAAATGAACAGCTGGCTATCTTTGACCTAAACACTATGACAGAAATTCGTATAAAAGATTCTATCAACACTGCAGCTGCTTAAACTTTGGCCGGGATTCTTTACTACCTCCCGGCCAGCCATCACTAACTTAAAAACTATAGGAATTATGAGTGCACCTAATTTTTACAATGCAAATGCTAGCAATATCTTTATGGTATCATGCGAAGATGATTTTTCTTATCAGGATACAAAAGATAATGTATCGTATGAACTAGAAGAACTTGGATGGGATTCTGTGAGAAAATATGACGGAGAAAGGAGCTATCCTGGATGCGTGTTTTCAGAGAAAACTAAAAAAGCGAGTATCGGTAAATTTTGGGTTGATGTTACTGTAAGAGCTATCATCAGGTCCGGTTATTTTTCAGATGCAAATCTGGATTGGGATATAGAGATAGACGGCACAGAATACGACCTTGAATGCTATGATGAATCCGAAGCTCTTGAACAGCTTGAGTCAAGCTATGAATATAGTGAAAATCCCGGATTCTGTAAGATGCAAGCTAAGAACCTTGTAAAAAATGTAGAAAAAGCCGTATCTGAACTAACTGAAGAACTTGAATCTGTATATGAAAAATACTCTGAAAGACTTCTATGTTTGGGTATATTCTCTAATGGTGAAGCTATTTATGGAAAGGCTAACAACCCTATAAACCAGATTAAAGCTTCCTGATTTACGGCCGTTCCGGTTTATTCCGAAGCGGCCGGCATTGTCTAACTTAAACTATGGAATTATGAGAACAATAAACCTTATCACAGAAGACAGTACAGAATTTTACGAAATATGTAAGGATAACGGCTGGACCGACTGTGAGTATGAAGACTTCGATGTATTGGCTTTCTTTGAAGGAGATCCGGATATGATACATATAAATGGTCAGGTAGGCTATTTCTGGTATCATATTAAAACCGATACCATATTCTATTATTTCGATGAATGGGGCTCCAGAGTAGGAAGCATATTAAGGGACTTTTATAAAAAGCGCCTGCATAAAGAAAGATGGGAATTTGATGAACCATGGGAATATTTTGATACGCACAATTGTATAGCGTATCGAGGTGGAAGCGGTTATCTATATAGCATGTTCCCTTTGCGTATAGCATCGTAACAAAAAGCCTGTGCGGATTGAATCTGCATAGGCTTTCTTATTACTACTTAAAACTCTGGAATTATGGATAAAAACAGGAATTGGTTTGGCGTAGATGCCAACAATGAATCATCGTTATTTGATTACGGTTTTCTTATGCGTTACCATGGCAATGATGAATATCAGGTGATATATCTTGCAGGCTATGAAGGAGACAAACCTTTATACGCATACGGATGGTTCAATCCGAAAGAATGGGAAAAATATTTTATTGACACCATGGGAGAAAATGAATATCCGGATGCAGCCAGAATAGCTTCTACATGCTGTATGGAAAATGGGAAAGAATGGCTGGATGACGTAAAAAACTTTCCTCAATATATGTTGAGTGACATACTTTCCTATTATGGATATGATGGCGTATTCGGAGGAAATTATTATGGGGATTTTTATACGGTGCCACAAATCCGGAAACGTCTGAATCGTGCGCTTTCCTGACTATTACCCGGTTCCGCCTTGCAGCGGTTCCGGATGCTATCGTATAACTAAATTATCGGAATTATGACACAAGAAACTTTTAATCTGCTGGATCACTTTTCATGCGAAGGGTTTGATAATTGTTGTTCAGGGTTCGCTCAGGATGTAAATACAAAAGAGTATTTCGGAACGGAAGAAGATGTAAATATCGAAGGAATGTATCTGTATGTATATCAAAAAAAGGATGACTTTTTCTCCCACATAAAAAAGGAACCGGAATACACCTTTGATATGGAAGGCAAAGAGAATCTTTTTCTATTCAAGCTTGAGTGATTCATACAGGCAGCTGCTGATTATCCGGTAGCCGCCTGCTTTATGTCTAACTTAAAAACAAAAGGATTATGGGAAAATATCATTACGAATACTATCTGGTATGTGTAGACTTATGTAACGGAGGAGCAAAACGCGGACCGTACCGTTCTTTTCATAACGCGAAATTTGACAGTCATTTTTTGAGTGGAATATGGCATTTGAGGAAATTCAGAGTCTACGAATGATAATCAGCCGGTAGCAGCCTGAACTGCTTCTGGCTTCTTTTATGTCTAACTTAAAAACAAAGGAATTATGGAAAAATCAAAATTGTTGAAAGCACGTGTTTATGTAGGAACATACAAGGAATATAACAACGGTTCATTGTTCGGACAATGGATGAATCTGGCAGACTATCAATCTAAGGAAGAATTTTTGGATGCCTGCAAAGATTTACATAGTGACGAAGACGAACCGGAGTTTATGTATCAGGACTACTCAAACATACCAGACGGTATGATAAACGAAAGCTATATCGACCCGCGAATATTTGGTATCATTCAGTGTGCAAAAGATATGGATGACACAGAGACAGAAGCATTCTTTACGTTTCTTGATATGTACTTTGTGGATTATTCTTATATCAAAGACGGTGAAGAGCTCGTAGAAAAGTTCAGAGATAAATACGCAGGGCAATTTGATTCTGAAGAAGCGTTTGCCACCTATATGGCGGAAATGAAATGGCCAGAAGAACTTCAAACTGAGTTTGGTCAGTATTTCGACTACGAAGCATATTCCAGGACATTGCTTACCAGCGGATACCGCCATCAGGGTGATTTCTACTTCTGTGTAGCTTAAACATTCCGGCAGGTTTTTGAGAATCTGCCGGGGTCTATTGTCTAACTTAAAATTTATAGAATTATGATGACATTAGAAGATTTTAAAAAGTCAAACATGTGTTGGAATGGTAACGGATATTACACTACCGAAAAAGAATGGAACAGTAACTATCAGATAGCAAATGATGTGGAAAAAGAGTTTTTTACACACTATGATAAATCACTTATGCAGCCGCAGAAAGGAGATATGATAGAGTTTGTAAATTACAATAGCTTTTACAATCATGCGCTGGTTGAGAGTGTAGATAAATTCGGATTGATGTATGTATGTGAAAGCGGAAGCTCATGGACAAACGGTAAATCATTCTCAACTTCAGGTGGCGCATTTACTCATATTCATTCTTCAAACTTTGAGTTTGTTGGATATGAAGACCGCGTATTCTGGACCTGGGGTTGTTATGGAGCAGGTGCCCAACAAGGTATTTACTTCACTATAAAAGTGAAAAAGTTCCGCCAGAAAGAAATGAATCTTGTGCCTATGCACGAAATATATTTCAACAGTCCGTACTACATGAGAGAAAGACATTCAAAGGTAGTAATTATGCAGGATTTCATGTACATATTTAAAGAGTTCTATACTATCAAGGCATTTAAAGAATGGGCTGGATATGTAGGACTTACTTACAGAAAAGATGATTCAGGTCAGTATTATGCAAATCAGTTTCTAAAAAGCGCATATTTCTGGAAGCTTGAAGAACTTCCTGAAGGATGCAAGCCTGTAGAAGACATGTGCAACGGTAGCAAAGTAAGATGCTTTGCTCATAACGATGGCAAAACGCTTACTATCTATCGCCCGAATCCAAATGCAAAAGACGTTTACATTCCCATGAGTTAACCAAATGCTGGACGGAGAGTGAAACTCCTCCGGCTGCAATGTCTAACTATAAAACGATTGAATTATGGAAACTACAATGTACAAAGATAAACTGAGAAAATATCACCTGCAGCAGTATTGTCAGGAACTTCGTCTTGAACAACTCAAAATCTGGGACAGGTACGACGAAGACCTTAAAAACAAAAAAGAGGATATAGCTTTCTTCTGGTACCCCGGATGCGTACTATGTTGCGACAGATCAGTAGAAGATTTTCGTTCAAGGGACTATTTTGAAGTTGCTCGTATATTTCACTCCGGTGAGATAGAATACAATTTGGACTATCAGGAAGTTTCGGAAGAAACCAAGAAGAAAATTGAAGAAGCAGCTGAGAGAATAAAACAAAAGAACAAAGGCAGATGCAGTTCTGATTATTAACAGCGTATGGGAGTCTGAAACTCCCTACGGCTGGCATTGTCTAACTATAAAACGAATGAATTATGAAAGTAAATGAATTGATTAAAATCTTGCAGAAAGCAAAGCCTGATGCGGAAATTACAGCTACTGTAAACCTTAGTAATAATCCTACGGATAATGAAGAGGAGGACATCGAGTGGTTATCAGTTGATGTATTCCATGAAGACTGTATAGATGAATACGATTTTGTTGAACTCTTTATCTCTAAAACAAAGTAAGCCATGCACGTATCAGAATTAAACAAAGACCAGTTGACAGAACTCAAACAGAGTTATCTCATGCAACACAATGAAGAAGTGGGAGAGGGTACTTCTTATGACGAACTTGCCAGAGCTGACATTATTATCTCTGATGAAATGATATACGAAGCTTATTCAGGTATCAATTTCACAGAAGATGATTTTTCCTGCTAAGAAAAGCCGGACGGGGATTGATACTTCTCCGGCTACGATGTCTAACTATTAAAACAAATGAATTATGAGATTAGAAAAAGGTACAGTAGAAGATTTAGCAGCAAGTGGTTACGAATTGCGTCCTACATTTTATGATTATGAAACCTATCATGAAAAGGGATTTGAATACTCTTATAACTACTATAGTATAGAGTCGTGGAGAAGTTGGCATCCAGACCTATCAGACGAAGAGATAGAGACGAAGAGAAGGGAAGATGCTAAAAGATTTGCCGATAACAGCTATTCCAAAGGCCGGTGGTTTGGTGACTCCACAGAATTATATGTATTCAAAGGATATGATATAGTATGCGTAATTAAGAATCTTCCTAAATATGCGGAAACCAAAAAAGAATATATACGCAAACGTATAGAAAAAGCGGAGAAAGCATATAATAGTTATTACGGTGGGTTCTGCAAAAAGATTCAAGAACTTTTGAGAAAAGAACAGGTTGAGCATGGATTCTGGATTTATCCAACTACATACGGTATTGGAGTATGGGTATTCTTTAATTTTCGTGCATCGGAATGTATTGATATAGTAACAAACTTATTGAAAAAGCACAATATAGAATACTATAATGAATACTCTGATGCCTACTATGTTTATCGTTTTAAGATTAGCAAGAAGGAAGCAAACAGACTGAAGTTAGCTGCTTAACACAAAGCCGGACGGAGAGTGAAACTCCTCCGGCTACGATGTCTAACTATAAAAACAAGGAATTATGGAAAATCAAAAGTCAGGATTATTGGTAGTTGTCTTTGATAATGATGGGAAAGGTGGCATTTCAGAATGGTTTGAATACTCACGAGAAAAACCTGACGAAGTTCTAAATCTGCTTAAGTATATGCGTAAAAAATATAACGCATATTGGTGGGGAGAATATAAGATGTTTCGTCAAGACAGAAACATAACACTTACACAATCGACAAAAGAAAAACCAGATTATGAAGGTAAGTTCAGAAAAATAAGACCTCGTAAATGAAATTAGCTGCTATCCGGTCTAAGCATACAATCTTAGCCCGGTACTATCGTCTAACTTTTAAAACAATGGAATTATGAGAACAGTATCATTAGAAAAACAGATTGCAGGTATTATCAATGACGGTCAGGTACTCCGTAGCGAAGAATACAGAATGTATGGCAAAACAGTAGAAATAAAAACCATAAAGGAAGGAAACTTCAAGTGTACAGTTCCAATGGAATATATGAAAGACTTGCTGGCCAATGCACGCCGCATGTCCCGTAAAAAGCCTGAAAAATATCCGGTTCCTCAAACACAAAACATTCTGGCCTTCCTTTCAAATCATCGTGAAGTGATTCCTTATTATGTGAAAATGATCAAAGAAAAAAGTGCTTCATGGTTCAAACAACAGATAAGAAAAAACTTCCCTGAAAAAGCAGAAAGCATTTTAAAAGAAGCAACATACGGAAGCGATTCTGAACTTAGACACGTTCTTATCACAATGCCACGTGCATGGGGTAAATATATAAATGAAGAATAACTGCATTGTTATTTCCGGTATACATTGTCGGTATACCGGGAACTATTGTCTAACTAAAATTTTGGAATTATGAAAGTAGAAAAGAATTTAATCGAGAAAGTAGCTAATGGTGAAACTGTTTTGAAAGGTGAAGCTGTGGAAATTGCAAAAAGAGTTATTGAAGAAGGTCTTATTACTAAATTCAAGAAATTTGCATTCTTTTATCAAGGTGACGAAAAGGAGATATATGATGTTCAGGATTGCATAATAGACTTCAGGTTACACGGAGCGGAGCTAAATATAAACTATCTAAATCCAAATAAAGGGAAGATGACAATATTTGGAATAACATTAGAAGAATCTCTTAAAAGACTATTTGATGCGTTCACAGACAACAACAAGCTTATGAATGACCTTGAAGACAGACTGTTTACGGTAAATGGCATTAAAGGGCAGTTCAAGCTCTCGTATACCGCACTTCATTATTGCTTTGCAAAAGGTCGTATCACCGAAAAACAATGTCTTGACATGATGCGTATCTAATCTACTTCCGGATTCAGGTTTACATCCTGATCCGGAATCGACGTGTAACTATAAAATTTTGGAATTATGAGCAAAACAAAATTCAATAAAAACGAAACAATAAGCATATTAGGTCTTACAAAAGACGAGTATAATGCTTTACGCAGTGTTATGTATTCATCTAAAAGATGTTTTGACGAACCGGACGAAGATCAAGGTTATTATAGTAACGATGACTTCGTTTGTCTTCTGTCAAAAGAAGAAAAAGAAGCATTAGATAATTTGGAAATATAATTCCATCTACCGCTGTGAAGCGGAAGTTTTTAAGTTAGTAATCCAGCCGTAGGAAAAGTAATTTTCCTTCGGCTACTTGAGAAAAATAACTATATTTACAACGTCAAACTTTTAAAATTATGGGAAATACATTTGAGCCATTCTCTTTTTATGGGGAAATAAACAGTGATACACTTGAAGAGTATCACTACCAGGCATTATGCAAAGCAAAGGAAATTCACGGAGAAGTGAAAGACATATCATGCGATTCTCTTACTCTTGATATCATGGTAGGAGAGGAGTTTAAGAAATATGATTTAGGTATGTACGACGATAAGGTAGCCATGCAATCGGAAACCGGCGAAGTAATTGTCGTATGTGACACTATCAAATAATTCCATAGGTTAGTTTTTAGTTAGAACAAGTCCGGCGGAAGTGATACTCTTTCGGACTACAAATGTTTAATCAAATCGTGAGGCACACGGAAAAAACTGTTTAGAGTCATGAAAGCTAGTTTTGAGGATGTAGTAAAATCAACAGGAAAGAATTTTGAATGCGAACAGTCCATAAGCGGATACTACCGTCTTGTATGTGATGGGAAAATAATTTTAGACGACAGCGCTTGTGAAGATGTAAACGGAACTGAAGAGGAAGCGAAAGATTTCTTTGCGGAATACCTGCTTGAATATGAAGTTCCGGAAGATAAGAAAGAATACCGTTGCGGATTATGTTTTCTGAAATGATAATAATCATAATTCCCTGCCGCTGTGAAGCGGAATTTTAAGTTAGTTCAAAGGCCGGCGGAGAGTGATACTCCGCCAGCCTTCTTCATTTTTAAATTATAAACGTATGAACAAGAAAAGAAGAAAAGAAATCGAAGACGTAAGAGAGTCGTTGAGAAAAGTATATGAGGAACTTGAAGAGCTCAAAGATGAAGAACAAGAAGCCTTTGACAACCTCCCTGAGTCTTTCCAGGAATCAGAAAAAGGAGAGCGGATGCAAGAGTACATAGAATATATGGAAGAAGCCCTTTCAAGCATTGAAGAATCAATTGAAAGTTTAAACGAAATAGAGTAAAATTATGGATGGAACAACAATTTTCTCAGTTATCTGCGTCCTGCTTTTCGCAGGCTATCTGGTGGTAAGATACCGCCGCTACAACATTCATCGTGCACTGAATCTGCCGAAAAATCCTCCGCGTTATCCGGACAGCGCCATTAAATCGGCAAAGGAAATAGGTAAATTCCTGTTTACCCGTGCTAAGATTTGCGGAGTAAATTTCATGACGGCCGACAAGGATACGGGCGTTTCCTACGAAGCTATCCGCGACATCTCTCGGGGGAAAGACACGCACATAGTGAACTTCCTGCGCATGGCTCACTTTCTGGGATGTGAAGTGGTGATACGGCAAATAGGTACGACCGACACCGAAGACCCGGCAACTACTCCGCAAGTGTATGAAGAAATGATTGCCAACATTGAAGAGGAAAACAGAAGATAAAAAAACATACACTTCAATTAATTGATATTCAGCACCGGTTCAGGCGTGAATCGGTGGTTTTTTGAAATTTAGATACAATTTTAATGCGATTCTTGTTTAAAATTGTTACATTTGCCATGCAAAAGAAAAACAATGAATTAACCATTAAAGCAGGGCAAATGATTTACACTAACCAACGACGCAGGGAGCTTAACAAAGCTCTGTTTTCTAAACTGCAAAATCCCCTTATTACTACGCTCGCCGAGGAAGGCGACTCACACATTTTTCTTGAACATCTGCCAAAGGATGCCGAGGAAATTCCCACAGCCGACTGCCTGATGCGTAATGTGCCGCGAGGTGTGTTGCCGTGGAACCAGGTGATGCCGGTATTCATTCCTGCTATGTATAACGGGAAGAAAGCATATCTGGTGAACTACGTGAACAATTCACAGAAGAGCATACAGACGGCACTCGAAAAACTGAACACCTTCGGAATGTATTACATTCCCGGCATGACGCTGGAGAAAGGAGTGGATTATGGATGAATTTAAGAAGATGGCCATGCAGGGATGCCTTATCCTGATAGGCCTGGTTCTGGTAGTAGGATTCTGCCTGTATGGAATCATTAGTCTTGTAAAACAATTTATCTGAAAACGGCATGGAAGAAAAAAGATATTACTACAAGGTGTCGCTATCGAACACGCATCGCGGACGCTGCATTCAGGAACTGATTGAGAAAGGGAATAGAGCGGTGGAAGCGGCCAACAAACTTGCTGCCAGTCTGGGTGCTGAATCGCGGACGGATCGTCCGGGGCGACTGTTCCCGGGAGTAGGAATCGGAAGCCTGAAGTTCCATAGAGTTCCCAACCTTTTTGCCTACCAATTTATCGGTAAGGGAGAATATATACCGAATATGCAGAACGAGAAAGGTCAGGAAATAGTACGTAAAATCATGGACCTGCCGGACGTGACCTCCGACGATTTCCGGGTAGCGTTTGGAATACCCATAAACCGCCAGCACACTCCGCAGTGGTTTATCTACAACGGGAAGGCGTACTTGTGCAGCTGCTATCCGCTCGGCGAGGAATACGAAACCATCCTCCAGCAGGAGTTTGATTCAAAACGGAAGAAGGTATGAGTTACCAGGTGAATCTTTTCCGCAAGCCTCCGGTAATTGGTGAAGTAGTTTCGCGTGCGGAATACCGCGAAATACTTCTGGCACGCATGGCTGCCGGCGACCTCTATGCGTCGGAAACGCTGGCCATGGTGCGAAAGGCCGACATGGCGCTGGATGTGCTTCGTGAAAAACCTATATACAAAAGAAATGATGAATCCGTTTAATATTTTTCTGGTTGCTATATTAAGTGTAGCTTTTGGATGGAGTATTCTTTTTGCAATAGGAATAACTGTTTCTGCATTTAAAGAACTACTGAAAATAATAAAACAAATGATGGAGGATTGACATGGGATGTTTTATTTGCGCAAAATGCGGGTGTGTGGACAACACCGCAACTTCGGAATACTGGAGCATTGTGACAAGACTTGCGCCAGATGCAGAATGGGACGAAAGTCTTCTGCCGTACAAATGGAAACCGCTTTGTTCGGAATGCTGTAAAATAGAGTTTGACGAAACCGGAAATCACGCAAGATATGTTCCAGGAAAATGGCACGGAAGATTTCCGAAAGAAAAAGCTACGGAAGACCAGAAACGCCGTGTGGGTAAAGACGGACTGATTCAACATAAATGAAAGATTATGGGAGAGAAGAAATTCAAGCATGTAATGATAGATACGGAAACGCTGGGAAGGACACCTGGAAGCGTGGTCCGTTCGGTGGCTGCCGTAGAGTTTGACCCGCAAACGGGTGAAACCGGACGACAGAAGGTGTGGAAAATAGACCTTACCGATTCTATCCGATACGGTTTTAAGGTAGAAGCATCCACACTGAAATGGTGGATGATGCAGTCGGACGAAGCACGGCGCGATTTTGTGGAAAGCGAGGAAACACCGCTAGTGGATTTCCTACAAGACTTTGATGATTTTCTAAGTTGCATAAATGATGAAAATAATTTTACTCTGTGGTGTCTTCAGCTGGATTTCGACGTGGCTATGCTTCGTACCATGTATTCATGGTATAACCTGAACGTGCACGGATGCGACGAAGAAGTGCTTCCGTGGAACTTCCGGAAAGTGCGCGATGTGCGTCCGTATATGGATGCTCTGGATAGTGCAGGTCTTCTTCCTCCGAAGGTAGCGGACAGACACACTCCGCTGGCCGACTGCCTGGCTCAAATAAACTATGTGCATCTGGTTGAAAAGAATAATCTTGTAGTGAGATAGTGGTATGCCGCAAGCAAGTATTTTCAATATGGATTGTATGATAGGAATGGCTTCTTTGGAAGCTCATTCCTTGGACTGTATTATATGCGATCTTCCGTATGGTGTGCTGAATAAACAGAATTCTCATGCAAAATGGGATACGGAACTTCCTCTTGATGAACTTTGGAGTCAGTATCGCAGACTGATAAAACCAAACGGTGCTATTATCTTATTCTGTCAGGGAATGTTTACAGCCCGTCTGATGATTAGCAATCCAAAAATGTGGAGATACAACTTAATCTGGAAGAAAGGTACACGAGTATCCGGTTTCCTGAATGCAAACCGTATGCCGTTACGTAATCACGAAGATATAGCGGTATTCTACCAGAAGCTTCCTGTATATCATCCCCAAATGACAATAGGGGAAAAGAATCACGGAAGAAATACGAGAGGTGCCCAATCAAATAACAAATGTTACGGAAATTTCAAGGTAGTAGATACTGTATTTACCAACGAGAAATATCCGCTTTCGGTAATAGATATTCCCAAAGAGCATGACAGCTTTTATCATCCTACCCAGAAGCCAGTAGCACTTTTAGAATATCTCATACGAACTTACACAGACGAAGGTGATACAGTGATGGACAACTGTATGGGTAGTGGAACGACCGGTGTAGCTTGCATGAATACAGGGCGTAACTTTATCGGATATGAGAAAGAAAAGAAGTATTTCGACATTTCTCAGGAAAGAATATTTTCAGCTCAGAAAGGAATTAATACCGCAAACGGGAAACTGATACAAGGAGATTTATTTAAGCCATGAACGTCACCACCGACACAATAAACCACATATACCAGTATGCCACCTACCGCACAAACGAGCGATGCGGAGAAACCCTAACCGTTCCGGGTCTTACGGAAGGTGCGCATACCTTTTGCCGTAGCCGGCTGGAAGAAAAATATATGTTTGTGCTTTCGGCTGTGAAGGGACTTCCTCGCGTGATGCGTTACAGCAATCGTCCGGAAGGCGCTCCATGGATTCTGGCACGCGGTCACGGAAGCCGATACGAAGGAGCCACGCTCGATTCAGCCGAGCGCCTGCTGGTGATGGCCGTCGCGCTCGGTATTGTGCGTGTGATGAAACCGTCCTGCGACTCGTGCGATGTGCCGAATGTGGTGATTGACGACGAACGACTGCGGAAAATGGAAATGATGCAGCCCAAACATTCCAGACGTTTTTCATTGTTGAACTGGTAAACCTTAGTCTATGCTAACACTCGCTAACCGGACCTACGTTCTATGCTTCGAACAGTCGTACACAGCAGCTGCACTCATGGAGTGGATTGAAGCAGGTAAAGAGCCCGAAATATCTATCCGGAATGCCAAAAAAGGAGTAGAACGAAGCGTCGTTTTTACCATAAAAGACAAAGATGGCATTTATCTATCACTTATTCAGCGCATTGCATCTGTTACATCAGCAAGAATCCATGTAAAATCGGAGGTTTTATGAAATTTAGCAACAATTTTAATGCGATTTCGGTTTAAAATTGTTACATTTGCCATGTCATACAATGACATGTTGGGTGATAAAAGGTATTTGTAAATTCAGGGTTCCGCATCCGTGCGGAGCCCTTTGTAAAACTTGAAATACATGGCAAAGAAAAACATAAAATGCTATAACTCCGGTAAAATAGGCGGTCTTTCCTACCTGCAGGCATACAAGAACTTTGAGAATGCAGACCAGGAGATTGCCGCGATGGGTTTCACTCCCGTGAATCCTATCATTCTCGGACTTAAACCATCGCGCCCGTACTGGATGCACATGGTGTGGGACATTCTGCTGCTTTCCCGTTGTGGTCACATCTACCTGCAGCAGAACTGGAAGTCAAGCCGTGGAGCAAGAATCGAGTTCAGGGTGGCGAAGTTCCTGGGTATTCAGATATGGTTTCAGAGCAATCCTGGTGAAGAAAAAGTAATTAGTTCTAAATAGCCAAGTTGAATAAAATGGCTCCCGCGTGAAGTGCGTCGGCGCACGTTTTCCATAATGTTTAGTTTAAAAGTTTTGACAAATTCACATTTCAGGGGTTCGACTCCCCCGCGCGGGACTAAATCTTAAAAGAAATGACACTAGATGAAAAAATAGAATACTCCATTAACCTTCTTCGCAAAAGTGAAGAGATGGCATTGAGAATGGACCCGGAGAACGGCTTTTATCTGGCGTTTTCTGGTGGGAAAGACTCCCAGGCCCTCTATCATCTTGCCGTACGGGGGGGGTGAAATTCAAGGCTCACATGAACCTTACAAGCGTGGACCCACCTGAAGTTATACGTTTCGTAAAAAAGAACTATCCGGACGTGGAACTGATAAAACCCAAAATGAGCATATATGATATGGCAAAAAAGAAGGGATGTCTTCCTACCCGGCTTGTGAGATGGTGCTGCGAAGAGTTTAAGGAAAGGTCAGGTGCAGGGAAAGTCACTCTGATTGGAATACGAAAATCGGAGAGTACGAACCGGAAGAAAAGAAATGAAATTGAAACGGGAGACCGTAAATTCTCCGGAACATTTGACCAGTGGAGCGAACATCAGGAAAAGATGGTGACATGCGTCGGAGGGAAAGACAAAATACTGGTTTCTCCTATCCTTTACTGGACTGAAAAGGATGTATGGGATTACTTGAAACGAATGCACATTCAATATTGCGAGCTGTACGACAAGGGATATAAAAGGATAGGATGTATTATGTGCCCCATGTCGAACTACAAACAGAATGTGCGAGAAATGAAAGATTTTCCGCACGTAGGTAAAAACTGGAGGAAAACAATTGAATGGCTGATCGAAAACAAATGGAAGGACAAACCGCTTTTGCAAGATCCTGATATGGCCCTGAAATGGTGGATAAGCAAGAAGTCTTTCAAAGAATTTTATGCAGACGAAGTGATGCAACAGAAATTAGAGTTTAAAGATTAAAAGAAACGATATGATTAACAAATGTACATTCATCGGTAATCTGGGGAAAGACCCCGATTATAAAGTGCTGGAAAGCGGACACAAGGTAGCAAGTTTCTCCATCGCCTGCAGCCGGAAGATAAAAAACAAGGAAAATGGAGAGACAAAGGAATATACAGAATGGATTCCCATTGTGGCCTGGGACAATCTGGCCGAAATCATCAGCCAGCTGGCCCGCAAAGGTTCGCAGGTGTATGTGGAAGGAGAGTTCCGCACACGAAGCTACGAGGCAGAAGGAACCGGAGAAAAACGCTATGTGTCCGAAATATGGACACGCGATTTTCGTCTGCTCGGGCGGAAGGCAGAATCATCGTCTGCTCCGCTTCCTACTTCGCCCGACGATTTCGGCAGTCAGTCAGCGCCGGCTTCTGCTCCTGCACCCGCTGCTTCGGTACAGTCCGAGGTAAAAGCTACGCAGGGAACGCTTAACATGACTGACGAAAAGGATGATCTTCCTTTCTAATACGAACAGATTAATCATTTAGCGATATGAACGAATTTACAAACCCGGCAGGGAATCTGGGAAACAATCCTTTCTTGCAGGCTCCCTCCACCATTTCACCCATGAAGGGGAAAAGCTCTGAAACAGGGCTTGCGGCTTCTATGAGCCGTCCGAAATCCATGATTCCCGGCACACGAAACCGGTTTGACCGCTACACTGCACAGCAGCGCATGGCCAGTGCAGACATTCTTAACGCCCACCTACTCATGGTGGAAATCATGATGACAAATATCACTCAGAAATACATCTACGAAGTGGTTTCCTGCCTGAAGGAACGCGGACTGATGCGTCACAACATGAAGCGCAGGGCCAACGAACTGGTAAATCTGTCTAGTGACCTTATGAAGCGATGCAATGCGCACGATGCCATGCAGGTTCGTACCTTTACAGAAACCATCCACCCCGGGCTGTCCGGAAGTTTTATTAGGGGGGCGGCACACTGACACAGAAGCTTCAGAACATCTTCTGGAAAACCTATGGAGAAAAAATCAACCTCATTTATTTTGCTACAAAGAATGCGCTCGACAAGTGCAACGTGCGCCAGAGCGACCTTGTATCGAATATGGAGATGGTGGCCATGATGTGTACCACCGGAATCGAGTTCTACGACTGCATGTGCCGGAAGGTGGACGGTCTGCTCAACGGAGTAGGGAAGGTGAACCGGCAGAAAAGCCAGCACAACGAAAAGATGATGGCTGCGGTGAAAGATATGCTGCGTGAGATGGTGGGAAACATTGAAATACCCGATAAGGAGGGAACGGATGTGCGCACCTTGACCGCACAGTTCCAGATGGAGCTGGTGAAAGACGACCTGCTGAAACTGGTGGAGAGCGGGATTGTTTCGCTACAGGTAGAGTTTATAGAATACGTCATCGCCAGTTTGCGCATGAAGATGGCCGGAGAAGAGCTCTGCTTTCAGGACTACCGCACACTGATGGCACGCATGGGCACTAAGAACAACGTGCGCATGCTGCTGAATGAAATCGCTTCGCTTCCTCTTCCTGAATCGGAAGACTATGAGGTGTACGATGTCATGGAAATGCTGCCCGATGCAAAGGCAGAAGGCGAAAGCGTGATTGACAAGTTCCGTCACCTCTGCCTGGAAGATCATATCCGCACAGTACCTGAAACAAACGAATCCATTACTCTCAGAAAGCTTCGTCAGGAAGTCTACCGAAATCACGGCACACTGAGTATGCTTACCCTACGCTATCTGTACAACGTGTTTGGCACAAAGAAGGCTATGGCAGAATACATAGCGCGTGCGGATGCCGACGTGATGGCCCGTACACTCCGTATGCTGAAAACGGTCAAAGTGAGTCAGCTTGCACTGAAAGACGGATGCCGCTACGAACTCAACCTCGGTCAGGGCGTGCGTGCCATGTATGAGATGCGTGGATATACCCGCGAAAAGTTTGCTTCCATGGCAGGTGTAGGAACAGACCGGCTGCTGGAACTGGAAGCCATGGGCGACATTGCACGCTATCCCAATGCAGAGAAAGCCGTCGGTCCGCTTGTAATGGACGTGGGTAAGATGCTGGGTGCAAATCCCAGGTATGTGCTATTTGCTTCCCTACGTGAGACAAAAGAGAAAGGCACACTCCCGGAGGTTTACAAACGTCTTTTCCGAGAAATTGAGAAAGTATATAACGATACCAACTATAAATCAAAAGAAGATGGGAAAGAAGATGGGAAAGAAGAGAAAAAGGAATAACAAACGAGTAAATCCGCCTGAAATAAATAAAAGAATACTCAATGGTTTCCTTGATATGGAATCAGACGCTGGAAATATGATGGAACTATTCGGAGGTTTCTGGCCATTAATTGAGAAAAAGAACAGGATATGTTAAACATCCGAGATATAACCGAAGTTCCACAGCTTGATTTCAGAAAAATAATAGGCAATAAACAACCATCAGGAACTAAAATAGCAACATATATGGAAGGTAAAATTAACGTATCAAAATTCAGTGTCGGGCAGGTAGTAAAGCTGAAAGATTACGACGCGCTTAAATTGGCAAATGAGACCCTTACGTATCAGATGGGGGAATTTGATTTAAAAAGTATCTCAAATGCTCAGGTTGCAATCTACAAAGTGCATAATACCCGTCAGCTCCACAAGGACGGGAAGCCGGTGTTCTGGTATGAGGTAGGTCAGTGGGGTCGGAACATAGTCGACGTTCCGGAAGATTTTCTGGAAGAACTGCCTGAACCGGTAAATATACCTGATGATAACGAAGGAGGAGAGAAACAACCGGAGAATCCTGTAGAAGAAACTATGGATGAAATGGTTGAGAAGTTTGAAGAGGTGCTGCACGAGCTGGTATCTTACGATAAAATGGCAGGTGTAGATCCTAATCTTTATCATATCAGAATAGGAAATTTGTTCAAGCCATGTTTTAAGGATGATATTACCTATTCAGACCGGATAGAAGGCTTGCTGCATATTACAAGCATCGCACGTGCTGCATATCAACACTATGCGCAAGTTACGCTTTCTATGTCCGAAATCAGTCAAGAACAGCTTTACACTTACCGAAAAAAGAACGCCGACTATGGAAACGCCTTTGAAAAGTCAATGGACGAAGACGGAATACTGGTAGCTAAAATCCGCATCGGTGACAAAATTCGGAGAATAAATTCCCTGATTAAAAATGGTGGTGAAGGACAGGTGAAGGACGAAAGGCTGGAAGATACTTATCTCGACCTGGCCAACTACTGCGTGATGACAATTCTTTGGATTAGAAAACAACAATCTAAATAAAACAACTATGGCAGGAAGTAATATCAGCAGAGATCACATCGCCATGGAAGCGATGAAAGTAATAATGGAAAAAACAACTTCAAATAGCATGAAAATGAAGAACAGAATAAAAAAATTCCTAGGAATGAATTATCGTACAGTTATAGCGTTCGACCAAAAAGCGATAGCTAAATTATCATACGAAATGGCCGATGCAATGATTTCCCAACGCGAAAAAATACGGGAGGACAAATTATGATGCACACATGGTTTGAAGGGAAAATCCGCTACGAAAAGGTAGCGGAAAACGGGATGAACAAGAAAGTGACAGAGCCCTATCTGGTAGACGCACTAAGTTTCACCGAAGCCGAAGCACGGCTTATTGAAGAAGTCACCCCGTTTATTTCGGGAGAGTTCACCGTTACCGACATCAAGCGGGCCAACTACAGCGAAATATTCCCGTCCGACGAGGAAGCTGCCGACAAGTGGTACAAATGCAAGCTGTACTTTATCACCATCGACGAGAAAAGCGGTGCGGAGAAGAAGACAGCTACCAATATCCTGGTACAGGCTGCCGACCTTCGCGATGCGGTGAAGAAGCTGGACGAAGGCATGAAAGGAACGATGGCCGATTACGTTATTGCATCCATCGCTGAAACCGCCATCATGGACGTATATCCGTATCAGGCCGAATATGAAGTACAGCCCGAGTTCGAGGAATACGACTATGAGAAATTGTCTGCGGCCGCCCGTGTATGCCACAGCTTAGGCCTTACCGAGGAAGACGGAAGGAAATGTATCGGAACAGGACCAATAGATGTGCTGAATGCTCATTACGGTTACGGGAGCGGACTGAAGCTTATTCGGCAACTTATCAACAAAGGCGTGCTAAAACGTGATGGAGACTACATTTCTGTGGTAGACAAGCCGCTGGAAGAGTTCGACTGGTACATCAAACAGAAGGAAGACGATGGAAAAGTGGAATAAGGCACTGGACATTCCGGTAGAGATACTATTCAAGTACCTCTGCCGGGACTACCGGCGCGAACAGTCACGCACGGCAGAACTGGAGAAGAAGGTGGAAAAGCTTCAGGCAGAGTTGAACTATGAGCGGAACAACACGCCCACGGTGGAGAAGTTGCAACGCCAGGTAACATCGCTCAAAACAAAGGTCCGCGAGCAGGAAGGAACCATCAAGGTGAGAAACCTCACCATCAAACGGTTGAAAGGTGAAATAGGTGGATGATATGGGAACGCTGGAAAAATTTGAATATACGGAAATGAGAATCCAGGACGGGCTTCGCAACTTCATGAGCTCGCCGAGGTTCTTTCTTCGCAATATGTACGTGTTCGGGTGGGAGAGTGACGTGCTGATACTAACGAACTCCGGATACTGGTACGAGATAGAAATCAAAATTTCGCGTGCCGACTTCCACAACGACCAGAAGCATAAATCGCAGAAGTTTAATTTCATGGCCGACGGAGACACACGTAACAAACCGCATTATTTCTACTATGCCGTGCCGGAAGGAATGATTTCGCCCGACGAAGTACCCCCGTTTGCCGGTCTGATTTACATGCACCGTTCCCGTCCGGAAGTTATCAAGAAGGCTCCAAGACTTCATAAAGGAAAAATCAGAGAAGAAGGTCTGGGACTGGCCGACAAATTCTATCACCACATGGTAAAGGCAAAGACAGAATGCGCACGGGCCCGTAAAGAAGTAAGGGATCTTTATAAGCCATTCCGGAAGGGATACAAGATGGGAGCCATGAGTGCCGTAGATGTAGCCTTACAGAAATTCCGTCTGCTTTGCCCGTATCACAAAGAGATAGATCAGGTGAAATTCTTCTGCGAAAAACAGCAAAAGCAGTTCCGTTTCTTCTGCCATGGAGAATGTGGCCTACTGGATAAGCTTCAGGATGAAATGGAGAAATCACTTAAAATCGGAGCCTATGTGGAACAGAAATAAAAAATATAGGGACTGGTTGCGTGCGCAGCTTGGATTCAAATATCAGGAAAGTATGTTCCCTGAAGAAGAATATCCGGAACTGAACGAAGAAAAAATTCTGGAGGCCATACATGTTATTTCCGTTGCAAGCAAACTTCCGGAGAATAGGATAAAAGAGGCTGTTATAAAACTTATCAATGAACAGCAAATTCTATTTATGGAATCCGTAAATAGTGTGGCTCAAGCGGTAAGTAACCTTACTGACGCAAGTATTTTATCCGCAGAAGCACTTTCAAAGTGTGCCGATAGTATTCTTAATACCCAGAAAGAATGGCCGGAAAATTCACGCACTAATAATGTGCCGATATTCTTTATGAGTGATAATCCGATAGCTGTTGATCTGTGTTCCGACGAGATATTTAAAGAAAAGGATATTTATCTGGACAGTAATACATACGGGAAAGAATCGTACACTGCTACAATAGAAATTCCATATACCACAGAGTTTGAGCGTTTCAGACAAAACATTGTAGACTCACAGATTCTTGTTGTCAGAAGGAATTATTACGACCAGGAAAGATATGAGAGCCAGCATGAGATAGCCAACCGAAATCGCCACACCTCACGCCATGTGCCGTTCTATTTCAGTATTGTCGGTCAGAACCGTCACGTTCCCCGGAAGGACGGTAAGAAGTACCATACAAAGTTTAACCGGAATGTGCGTCCGAAGGGTACACACTCACATTTTAAGTTTTACAAATAACCAAACACAATAAGGATGAAGAATAAAATACGAGTCTTTGAAGCATTTGCAGGATATGGTTCGCAGTCTATGGCATTGCATAGGTTGGGGATAGATTATGAAGTGGTTGGAATAAGTGAAATTGACAAGTACGCCATTCAGGCTTATATGGCCGTGCATGGAGACACTCCCAATTATGGCGACATATTAAAGATAGACTGGAGCAGTGTTCCTGATTTTGATTTTCTGACATACTCATTCCCTTGTACCGACATAAGTACAGCCGGACAGCAGAAAGGGCTTGCAGAGGGTAGCGGAACACGAAGCAGTCTGCTTTGGGAATGTCGTAAGGCTATAGAGGCGAAGCGTCCGAAGTATCTGCTTATGGAGAACGTGAAGAACCTCGTATCGAAGAAGTTTACCCCGTATCTGAAAGAATGGCTCAGATTTCTTGAAGGGCAGGGCTACAGCAATTATACGAAAGTTCTCAACGCAAAGGACTTCGGAGTGCCGCAAAACAGGGAACGTGTCTTTATGGTTTCGATATTGGGCGAGGCTTCGTTCCATTTTCCGAAACCTTTCACTCTGGAGAAAAGGCTGAAAGATGTTCTTGAACAGGATGTGGATGAAAGTTTTTATCTGAGCGAGAAGATTGTAAAGACATTTCTTGCAAGAAACGAGAAGAACAAGGCTAAAGGAAACGGGTTTAAGTTTGCTCCTACAATGGGTGATGTGATTGCATCAAGTATTTTGACTAATTCCGGTTCAAGGGATTGCGATAATTTCGTTTATGTAGTAGGAAACACAAATCCTTCAGGCCATGGAATGAATGGAAACGTATTCAATTCAAACGGATTGTGTCCTACTTTGACAACAAACAAAGGTGAAGGTCCAAGAATTTTGGAATCAGTGCCAACAGGTTTTAGCTCAAAAGAAAGAAAATATGGGAATAAAAGAGTACAATCATTGGTTAATAGTGGAAAAATCAGTGGTCATGAAGTTCAATTTCTTGATGCTTATAATCAAACAGTATCTGATATATGTGGAACAATTAAGACGACTGTGGATTCTTCTTGTTTAAGTTTTATTTCAGAACCTATAAATCAAGCACTAATTATAAAACAAGCAACTAAAAAAGGATATATAGAAATCCCGCCAGGTGGGGTATTCGATGCTTCTTATCCTGAAAGCTTAACGAGAAGAGGTAGGGTACAAGATAACGGCAAAGTTTCTCCTACGTTGACAGCAGGCGGAGAGCCTCCATGTCTTTATGAGGGAATAGAAGCAAAAATCTTTCAATCTCCACGCGGATTTAATAAAGGTGCAATATTAGATAATTGTTCGGCTATAACGTCAAGCCGATGGCAGGATAATAATTTCGTAGTAGAACCTAAAATTATTCAGGTAGGCAATTTATTTGAAGACAAAGGTTTTAAGAATCCTCAAAGAGGTAGAGTTTACAATCCCATAGGCATAAGTCCTAATATAGATACAATGGGAGGAGGTAATTTAGAACCTAAAATAATTGAAGGCTTTACAAATTACCGAATCCGTAAACTCACACCTCGCGAATGTTTCCGACTTATGGGAGTTTCCGAAAAAGATATAGACAATATTCAGAAGTCAGGCATCAGCAAGACGCAGCAATACAAAATGGCCGGCAACAGCATTGTGGTAGATGTTCTTTATTACATCTTCAAGAAAATGTTCGTCGACAAGTCGTGCGAAGATGCGCAATTATCTATTTTTTAGATTTCAAATTTTACAGATAAACCAAAACCACTAAAAAGAAGAAAAATGAAAACAATCAAGACACACACAGGAAAGATTTATGTAGATTCAGAAAAGAAGCTGGAATTTCTTACCGTAGAAAAACCGATGAAAAGGATACATGTTCACACTAATTTTATCAGGTAATACGGGATGATATAATTTTGACATAAACCTAATTATGTTTAATCAGCTTTGAAAATGGATAATTCTAAAGTAAAACAGCGAAAGAAAGTATGTACCAAATGCGGCAGGAAGTTATGGCTTCGTGAATTCTATAGGAACAGTAATGGAAAACTTTTCTCAGAATGTAAGGAATGCAACAAAAAGCGCAATATAGAACAATACAAGAAAACCCAAAAAGTCGCAGACGGAATATTCTACCACAAATCGTATGGAAGAATAATGGTTCACAATGGAAAATCTACTTGCATATTCTGGTCTCCTGCAATGATCAGTTACCTTCAGAAGCACTTCTCTACCACAAAAAATCAGGAATTGGCAGAAGTGCTTGGAGTGTCTTTACGTACAATCACTCGAAAGGCACGTGAGCTTCACTTATATAAAAATTCCGAGTGGCTTCAAGGAGTTTGGAATGAACACAGGCTTATAGCCCAGTCTGAGAGCAAGCGTAAGGGATATCCGGGATCGTTTAAACCCGGATGCACTGTTGGAAAATATTATTGGTTCAAGAAAAAAACTACATAAAAATATATGGAAAACGGAAACGTGGTAAAAAGAATCAGCCATCCTGTCGTTGCCGTAAATCCAAACGGAACAGTGGCTGGATATTTCAGTTCAATAAAAGAAGCAGCTGTAAAAAGTGGAAGAGGACGGCATGCCATATCACTGAGTTGTCGTAAAGGTTCTATATGCAAAGGATTCAAATGGTATTACGAAAAGGATTTCAGGAAATTATACAAGGAACAACGTATGGATGAACTGAAATTTTCCCCTGATCCAAACAGGGAAAAAGACTCTGGACATTATTGTAAAGGGCATAAGCAATATAAAAGATTTCAGGACTGGTCAAAAGAACTGCAAGAAAAGAGAAGAGTTATTTCGAGAGAAAACTGTTTAAGGCTTATAAATGACCCTGATAGTAATTTTGGTCCACACCGCAAATCACCTCCTGGAATCTGCAAAAAAGTAATTGCATTGGAGACAGGAGAAGTGTATTATTCGGTAGCTGAATGTGCGAGAAAGAACGGAGTTGGACTGTCAGCGTTATTTGCTTCTTTAAGAAGGGGTACCAGGTGCGGAGGAAAAAAATATATGTTTTACTCTGTGTATGAAGAAGTGAACAAAAAACTAAAAGAAAAGGGAGTAATTTAGAAAACTACTTTTACATAAAAACATAAAAGTATAAATGTATGAAAAAGAAATCAAATAAAAACGGTTACGCCAAAGTATTGAAAGATAAGGTGGATGAAATCGCACTGGAATGTGGATTCTATAAAGAGTCAAACAATCCGGCGAACCTTTCGTCAAATTACCGTGACCCTGTGCTCCCTCTTCTAATTTCGTTCTATGCTACAACCGGAACCATTGGTATCAGTTACTGCAAAGAACATTTCAAATGGTTCAAAGAATGCAAACAGAAAATGATAAAAGATATTTTTGAAAATCCATTAAACTACGTATAAGCCATGTCAGAGCAGAAAACCATCAGTCAGGCGGTAAAAGAGGAGTTTCTGGACCTGACGCGCTGGGCAAATAATATGATCCGGCAGCTTCAGACCAACTTCGAGACACAGCATGTATGGCCGGGGGGATTCCCCGGTCCGTACATCGGATACCGCAATACGCCGGCAGCTAAAAAAAGCACCGGGCAGGCTTACCGTCGCATGTATGCCAAGGTGTTCAACGGAGCCGGAGGTGACACAAAGAAGATTTCCTTCTTCTTCAACTATTACCTGTATTTCGTGGATATGGGTGTCGGTGCCGGACAGCCCATCGAAGACGTGGAACGCAGCAAGGATGCCCGTTTCAACCAGCTTTATCAGATATGGAAGGAAGAAGGCGACCGCCAGTCACGACCTATCATTGCCATGGAGGTGCGTCACCAGCTCCGGCGACTGGAAGTGCTCGTGTCTTCCTATTATCAGGACTTCATCGAAAACGGCGTACTGGTTTCTTTCCAGGACGAGTTTAAACGAAGTGATTATAAATTCCGGATGAAATGATATGGGTAAACTTTACAAGCATTTTAAAGGCGGAATATACAAGCTTTTGTATATAGCCACGCATTCCGAAACAAAGGAAAAGCTGGTTGTCTACCGGTCACTAAAAGATAACAAAGTGTACGCACGCCCCTACTCCATGTTTTTTGAAGATGTGGCACCTGGTATAAAGAGATTTACATTAATCAAACTAAAAAGAACCCCATGACAGAATTAAAAGAAATCATTGAAGAATGGGCCACGAAGTACAAACCCATGCTTCATACGCCCGGAGAAACCGGAAAGAACAAACGGTTTTTCCTTTTCGACAACATTGTAGCTATTCCCTCGTTCATGAGCAAGCTGCCCGACTTGAAATCGCCTTGTGTGGGCTACGAATTTGCCCAGGACGGGACGATTAAAGGCGGTATGGACAAACCTGTGCACGTGATTTATTTCCTCGTTAAAACGGGAAATATGAATCCTACCGACAAGCAGCAGTCCTACGAAGCCATTCAGGAAGCGAAGATGCACATGCAGAAGTTTCTGGCCTGGCTCCGTGAGCAGCAGGAGAAACGAAAGATTTTCCGGAATATCAATCTGGAAACGGAGGAGCTTCACTATTCAACCTACGGCCCTTTCCTGAACAACTGGTATGCGGTTTTTCTTGAACTGACCGATGTACAAAAAGTAGAGCTTTGCGTCGACACGAAGGACTATGTGGAGTGAAAATAAAATCCCGGGACGGTGCTTTCCGTTCCGGGATTTTTATTTTGTTATTCATTCTCGTGATATTTCACTAAACTTACATTTAGACTCATCCCAAGTATATTCCTTACTACGTTTAAATCTTTGTTTTTCATCCCATACTCTAAATTCCTCTACGTTAATATATAAAACAAATCCATTTGGCTTTAAAGTGATTGAAGTATAAACTTCGTCAAGAGAAACAGTAGGAGTACTTTTATATTCACTAAATTCTTTGAGAACCCTTTCAAATTCTCTCAAGAATCTATCGGCATTTTCCATAGGATAAAGAATATCTGATCCGTCATCATCTTCATCTCCGTCACACAAAACAATGTCTTTATCTTTTATTTTATAAAAATATACATTAGCATTTAAATCTGGTAAATCTACGTCATCATCCGGATCATACCAACTAGAAGCTACAACCAGTCGTATTCCATCCTCCATCAAAGTGATATGGTAGTAGTTATCCCATCCAAAATAATAAGTTTTTAATTCATAAGAAGCTATTATCTTCTTCAACTTCAGAATAAAATCACAAGCTCTAATTGTATTGTGTTCCTTACATTTCATGTGATTTGTTTTTATTTTCTGATTTCATAAAGTAGTTTTACATCTTCGCCATACACTGCATTAAGCGCTTGTTTAAATGGTGCGCTCAGCTTTTCGTCAATATAAGTCGCTACGTATGCAGCCGGTACAGATAGTGTCACTTCCTCACCATTAAGCGAAACAAATTCTAGCGACGACAGCCATGTGCTAAATTCAGCCGGACTTACAGAACCTTGAAGAAGTTCCATAAATGCCATCCATCGGCTTTTATCTTCTTCGCTTATTGTTTTATGCTTGACGGTTTTCTTCTCCTCTACCCTATTATCTTCTTTTGTTTCTTTTGCCTCCGGCGTGTGCTGGATAATAAAATTCTTGAGTGAAGTCACCACATAACTTTTCGGATTGTTTACCTTATACCGGTTCATTCGGTCACGAAGTGCCAGCACTTCGGCCCGGAAATCGTTCATCAGTTCGTCAGGAAGCATATCGGTCAGCATACGCACATCAGTTTCCGTCAGTTTATATTCAGAGCGAAGCAAGTCCCAAATATCTGCGGGAAGTTTTTGCTGTCTTCGTTTACGCGACATTTCCTCCCCAAGTTCACTCAGCTTGATTTTAAATAATATCTCGTCAGGGTTTCCTCTCTTCGTTGCGCCCTTATATACAGGTTCATAATCAAAAGTAAAGTCCACCTGATTTTCGCTGGCCATACGGTCGAGGTCTTCACGTATCGGGTCCATCACTTCCTTACAGAATTTACTGAATTTCGGGTATCGGTCTTTTTCGTAAGTCTTAGTAACTACCCCGTTCACCTCCACATTTTCCAATGTTATCACTCCCAGGAATTTCTTGAGCTCCACATATTCTACCGATTTCTTTGGGAAGTCTTTCCATCTGGAAAGATAAATATAAATGCTTGGTGTACGTTTGCGTTTGCAGATACGGGCTATTCGGTAAATGTGGTCAAGATAACCTTTCCCGTTACCTAAATCGCACAGTTCTTTCAATACCTTTGCATCCATACGCGCTTCCACGTAGTTCATTCTCCTTTCTTTTTCTTTCGAGCCTGAAACCGGAATCATCGGCATTTCAATCGTAGAAAACAGATGTGCGTATGTACGAATAGGTCTTCCCACTTCATCATATCTGTAAAAAGAACAGTTCATCTTCATCAGATTATCGCATGCCTCACTAAGATACATATAGTCACGAGGACTTACTCCAAGAGAGGAAGCGCTGATTCGGAATGTGAGAATCTGATTGTCGTCCAGATCATCAGGGAAAAGTGACATTTGTCCGTCTGCACGTCTGTTTTTCAGAAATTCATTGAAGCGGTCTTGCATGGACTTCATGATTTCTATCATAATACTCCGCTGGTAGAGTGAAAAATCTGCCCCTACCATGGCATACAGATAGGGTTGTTTAATAAACTCTACTGAGCTAAGTTCTTTAATCAGTGAGTTGCTTGATTCGGTGGTGCTTTTCTTCCGTCGCATAGGCTATCAGTTTATTTTTCGTATTTCGTAAGTATTCCCATCGGACTGGAATGTACCTACCTTCACGTATTTTTCATCATCAATAAGAGAGAAAACAGATATTCCCAACGCATCGGCCACACTTTCCAGAAATTGCAGGTTAGTACGTGACGGACCGTTTAATTTCTTTGTCAGACTTGAATTGGAAATACCCAGTCTCTTTGCCAGTTCATCCTTGCTTATACCTGACTCTTTTAATCTTTCTTCTAAATAAATCTTCATTGGTTCGTTATTTGGCACAAATATAGATATATTTTCCAAAAACGGAAAATAAAACGAAAATATTTTCCAAAAACGGAAAATTCTGAATGAAAATAGTTCGGAAAGTTTGCACATTTAATCTATATATGTTCGGAAATTTTTCCCTATATGACGGAATCTTTACCCATACACACGGAAACTTAGTACATATTGACGGAAAGTTTACCCCTAAAAACGGAAAGTTTGCACCTTTATTAGTATAACTATTTGTTTTATAGCAAATTACGATTTACTATATATCTTATATCATAATATCATTAATAAAAGCAGACCGATATATTTTTTCTTTTATCCCTTATTTAAGAAACTATCGTTTCTTTATATTATAACATATAGATAATTATATAGATTCTGAAAATCATTGATTATTAGGTTTTTAAAAGCATGTAGGTGCAATGATTCCGTCAATAGGTGAAAAGATTCCGTCAGTAAGGGAAATTATTTCGTGTAAAGGTGCAAACTTTCCGAACTATATAAAGGTGCAAACTTTCCGAACTTTACAATAAAAATCCATCAAAACCGGAAACGAAACTCCGGACGTGCGTTAATTATGGTATAAACTAAAAACTAAACAACATGAATTTGTCGAAAAGCATTTGCATGGCTGCCATCCTGATTATGGCGGCTTGCAGCAAGGAAAACATCATCCATCCGACGGATATGGAGCAGACGAGTGAGAAAACGTGCAGGGTGTCTTTCCTCCCGGTGTTTATGGGAATCGGACAGGGAGACATCAACCAGTGGAATAATTCACGTGCCGGCACGCTGGCCGAGCTGGCCACTACCCTCTCCTATTGGGATTACATGGACGGCGAGCAGATGCAGGCGGACACCGTTTCGCTTCCTTCTCCCATTACCCTGAACATGAAGTATGGAGCGCATCATGTGTACTTCCTGGCTCACAGCAGTACCGGAGGAAGTATGGAAGGCATGAAATATACTCCTGAGAAAGTAACTGAGACTTTCTGGGAGGATTTCTCTCTTCAAGTGGACGAGAATATGGCTTCGAGTCAGGAACTGCAAATGAAGCGCGTAGTAAGCCGTGCCATGATCACCGTGAAAGATGCGTTTCCTGCCTCGGTGAAATCGGTACGGATGACGGTAGGCGGTCATCTTCGCACGCTGGATGTGACTACCGGTAACGGTGACGCAGATTCCGCATCCGACTATACGATTACTTGGGAGATAGGCGAAGAGTATGCGGGCCGTAGCGGGCTTTATTTCTCCGTGTTTACCTTCACTCCTACCGAGTCGGAAGAATTTGACGTGACGCTGAAAATAGAGGCTCTGGGAGCCGACGGGAAAATGCTTTATGGTGCACAGGCTTCCGGCGTTCCGCTTCTGAGGAACCGGTGCACAAACGCCATCTGCCGTCTGTTCAGTGGAAATACGGGAATCACTTTTTCTGATCCGGACGAATGGAATCCGGCCATCGAGATAGAAATGTGACATCATTCAAAAAGCGAAGGGCAGAGAAGCGTGTGCTCCCCTGCCCTTTCGGTGTATGAATTGTGCGGGATTATTTCCCCACGATGTCTTTGTAGTATTTGTCAATGAACTCCTGCGCGGCTACATTCAGCAGGTCGATGACAAACACTAAGGTATCTTTCTTTTCCTTGTTACGGCCTTTGTTCATGCTTTTCTTAATGTCTTCCAGCTGCTCCAGCATGTCTTCTTCCAGATAGACATTCCGCATGATGCGTCCCTCTTTTTCATCTTTTCTAATTCTTTTTCGTATGCCGTTTATTTTTCGTTCTACTGCGGGTGATTCGCTTTTCACGGACTCTTTATCGGGCGCAGCTTCTTGTTCCGGACGGATGTTTTCCTCTTCCTGGTTATTTGCTTCAACGCATGAGTTTTCAGCAGTGAAGGTAGCAGGAGATTCTTCCGTCTTTTCTTCTGTCTTTTCCTGAGTCGCAGCACTCTCCTCCCCTGCCTTCTCCGCGTTGGCACGTGCTTCCTCAATGCCCTGCCGGGCATCAAGCATTGTTTCATTCAGGTTGAATCGTTGTTTAGCCATAATCGTGGGTTTTACTGGTTATCTAATCGTGATAGAATCTCTTTTGCCAGCTCCATGTAGTCGGCAGCTCCCGTGCAGTTGGGCGCAAAATCGAACACGTTCATGCGCTGCGCAGGCGATTCGGCCAGCTGAATGTTCGTGCGGATGGTGGTATTGAACACCTTCCCAGGGAAATTCTGATTCATCTGTTCGTATGCCTGACGGTGAAGCGACAGACGCTTGTCGTAGCGTGACATGATGTAACCAAGGATTTCAAGTTTGGGATTCACCAGCTTTTTGATTTCCTCGTATTTTGCGGTAATCAGGCCCATTCCGTCCAGGGCAAATACTTCGCAGTTGATAGGAATCAGCAGGTAGTCAGAAGCCACCATTGCATTGATAGAAACCAGTCCGTAGTTCGGAGGGCAGTCAATCAGGATAAAATCATAATGGTCTTCCAGATTGTTCAGCATCATGCGCAGGATGTATTCGCGTCCGGTACGGCTCACCAGTTCCTGTTCGCACTGGTATAAGTTCGGGCGTGAAGGAATGAAGTCGAAGCTTTCTTCGTTTTCATTTTCACAGAACACACATTCCATGATGCTGGCGTTTCCGGACATGGCTTCGTAAAGGGTTTTACCATCCTTTTCCGTGGCCAGACGGAATCCCATCATTTTAGATGCGTTACCCTGTGCGTCGGCATCTATTACCAGCACACGTTTACCAAGAGAATGTAAGGCTTTTGCCAGATTGACGGTGGTAGTGGTCTTCCCTACTCCACCCTTAAAGTTGAATGAAGAAATTGTAATTGCCATATCAAATGTTTTTGTTTTATTACACTGCAAAGATAGTCGTTTTTTTTCATTTCCGCCATAAATACAGAAATATTTTTATGCAAAAATGTAAATATTCAAATGTACAAACGCATAAAAGTATTTTTGAATAAAAATATAAAAGCATTTTTATGTGGATGCATAAAATAATAATAGTATAAACGAATAAAAGTATAGAAGTATAAAAACATAAAAGTATTTTTATATAAACATACTTTTGTGTGAAAATACAAAATGGGTGATGGAAAGATGTTTTAGTACAAAATCATAGAAGTATGAACATATAAAAGAATAATTGAGTAAAAGTATAAAAACATAAAAGTATAAAAGTATGAAAGTATGAAAGAATAAAAGTATCTACATTCAAATATGCAGACATATAAAAGAATAATAATGTTTTAATACAAATGAATGAAAACATAAAAGCATGAAATAATAAAAGAGTAAAAGTATTTTTATATAAAAGCATAAAAGCATGTTTGAATAAAAGTATTTATTATAAATCAGATAATCAATTAGTTTCAAAGTTTGCTTATGTGCGGTAAAAACATTATATTTGCAGAGAATTGAGCATGAAAATGTTCTTTGTTTTATTACACCTGGATGGGGAACAGTGGTTCTTCATCCTTTTTCTTTTTGATATTCAGAGAAAATAGGATATATTTGCATCATCATGAGAAAAATAGTAACCATGTTATTGCACACGGTGGTGTGAGTTATTTGTTATTATGAATTAATGTGTTAAGATGACATGCTCATTTCCATGTGAATGGATTTGAAAATACATGTTTTTTATAAATAGTTTATTGATCGCGCTTCCCTGTGAAGGGAGGTGCGTTTTTTTGTCCTTCATTACCATATTAACCTTGTATATCTTTGTATCAAAACAAACGCAAGATGAAGAAACCGACCAAACGTCTGCTCTGGACGGAGGCGTACAAGCTGATGAACGCCCGCACTCCGGACGGGAAAAACAAGCCGTTCGACATACGTTTTGTGTGTAAGGACGGAACGATAAGCGAATGTTACAACGTGCAGCGTGCCGTTTCGTACAACCGCGAAAAGGGATACCGTAAACTGGTAATGCCAAACGGAGATTTCCGTTACGTGTACGACGTACTTATTCTGCAGATTAACGACACAAAGATATTGGTTAAGTAGTTATATGGCGACAAACACAAAAAATACAAACCGTAAGAAGTCAAACCCGGGAATAAAGGAGTTCAGAGGAAAAGTGACTTCACTCGTAGACCGTGGATACCAGTATATAGGCATGGCCCGCGTGTCGGAAATCCCGTCTGTATCTTCCTCGGAAATGATGAAAGGGGGAGGGGCTATCGGCGGGCTGCCCATTCAGGGCACGTTTGATATTTTCGACAGCCGGCAGTCAAACCCGGTGCCGGTCAGCAATGCCGGGACACCCGGTCTGGGTTACATTCCATGGGGACCTGGCAACATGCTGCCGAATACTATCTACAAACTGGTAGGCAGTCTTCCATACACGGCGACCGCCATCAAATATATTATTGACCTGGCCGTAGGGCTCGGGCCGCAGCTTATGTACCGCTGGTCACGCTACGTAAACGGTACGGTAAAGACTGAACTGATTCCCTTCAAGGATGCCGGACTACTGATTCGCAACCGCATCATGGAGATTCAGGCACAGATTGACCAGCAGAAAGCAGAAAGCGGAGAAGAGCAGGGTGGGGGAGGCACAATTACCTGGTCGCAGGCCGTATCTGGAGAGGAACAGAAAGATTCCGCAAAGGTTGGAACACCGGAATACGAGCTGAAGCAGCTTCGTGAAGATTATCGCACCTGGGAAGAGACTGACAAGGAATGGGACAAGTTCTGTGAAAATAACAATCTGGAACTTCACTACCTGAAGTGCATGACAGACGACGCGCACATGGACATTTATTTCCCGACTATCGGGCTAAGCATCGGACGGAAGGACGAAGAGTGGGACCCGAAAATCGTCAAGTTAGGAAACATTCCGGCGGTGTGCTGCCGTATGGAGGAAATGGACGAACGGATGCGCATAAACTACGTGTATTATGCGGAGAAGTGGCGAAAGGATGCCACGCCAAAGTTGGAAAGAAAGGATGTGGTGGCTTATCCCACACTGATGCCTGAAAATATGCTTACGGAGCTTCGCCGTCAGGTGGAAAAGAGTAAGAACCGTCCTCCAAAGAAACGTACCACCTGGTTCTGCTGTCCCAGCTACTATGCGTCTATGCTGAAACCTTATTACCCTCAGCCGGCCTGGTGGAGTATCTTCCCGTCGATGACCTTCGATTATGCCACGACTCTGATGGCTGATAAACACATGGCCCGCCAGAATGCGACCATGTGGGGGAAAATGATTTTCATCAACAACGAGTACCTTCGTGCGATGTTCGATGAAATGGGAGCGGATACTACCGAAGCGAAACAAGCTGTACGTGACAGTATCTATAAGAAGGTGAATGAGTTCCTTCAACGCCGAGAGAACAACGGGAAAACTATTTGTCTGGACTCGTTTGTAGGCCCTGACGGGAAGACGATGCAGCATGCGGTGGAGATTGTGGATGTGCCGCAGGTAGCAAACTCAATAGAATTGAAAAACGAGTTGGAGGAAATATCCAGCATTATATTCTTTGCCATCGGTGTGCATCCGGCCCTTATTGGTGCGGTTCCCGGTAAAAGCGGTAGTAGTGGGGGAACTTACCAGCGCGAATTGCAGTTGCTCAAGCAAAACCAGCTTTCTACCCGGCAGCGTATTTATCTGCGGTTCCTGAAGAATATCTATACATTCAATAAATGGGACAAGCATGGAGAAATAGTCATCCGTCAGCAGACATTTACCACGCTCGACCGTAGCGCAACCGGCACAGAAGAGACAGAATCCACGCTATAACATACATTTTTCTTCTTCTTTTTTGGTTTTATTCACAGAAAAAATCCCGGCAAAACGTCTGATTTGTCGGGATTTTTGTTGATTTTGGCTCAAGTGTTTATTAATAGATTTTTCAGTGGCGTAGTATCGCCACTTCAGTCGCGCTTAATAGATTTTTTGGTGGCGATACTACGCCACTAAACTCGCGTAACTACGATTTTTCTTCATCTTTGCTTTTGGAATCTTTATTTTCCGGCTGTTTTTCATGGCTCGTGTTCCCTTGAATGGCGTTTAAAAGATTGATAATCAATCTGTGTTCAATCCGCTTTATCATCAGGAACTGGGTGTATGTCTTGGCTATCTGTGCAATGATGAAAGAAAGCATCAATATAATAGAGATGAAAAAATTGTACAACAAGTCCCTTGTTTCAGTCCCGTTAAAATATGAAAAAACAGAAAAGGCTATTTGAGCACATACGATGATAGGGAAAATAAAGTTGATTGCTTTTAAGATTTTATCTTTCATAATCTGTTTGTATTTTTATGTATAAATGAATGTATAAAATTACTGTTCTATTTCCACACGCAGATAGGGCATTCCGCCTGGTAGCATTGGCCATATCTCCGCGTCTGGTGTAAGCATCCGCATCTGTTTCGAAGCGAGTCCAAGCAGGCAAAGCTTTTCTACTTCTGTATGGAATCCTGTCCATAATTCTCCATCTTTTGCGCAAGCAGCTTGCAGGAAAGAAGCTCCGCCACCTTTATCTTTAAAGAATCCGTCAGGTAATTGCAACAACATTTCTCTGATTTCCTGCCGGTGCTTTTCGATACGTTCCGTATGGAATCCTACATTTACATTGGTATTCTGAATAGAACGCACAAAAAAATGAAGTCCTTCTTTCTTACATTCTTCGTATTCTTCGTGGCTGCGAAACATGCAGTCGGCGAAAATTCGGTCCACGTTTTCAGTATTCAGTTCGGTCATGGCTCTGTGATTTTAATGTCGTCAAGGTTATTCAAATAAACAATAATATCTTTAATAACATATACATATTCTACATTGCTTTCACCTCCCAGATAGGTAGCTGTATTTATTTCGTCAATATCCGAATGAGGGAAAGCGCTTTTGAAAAGTTCTTTCAGCATATTGAAGTTTTTTTCAGAGGCTGTAAGGTGGTGCCCGTAGTTTGTAACAGACGATACATCGAATCCTTTTTTCTTCAACATTTCCACCTGATTTTTTATTTCCTTTTCGCGACTGGAAGGGAAGATACTCCCTCTCAATGTGGCTGTCATTTTGTACCGGTCGAAAATAATTTCATCTATATTTCCGGTTCCTTCGTTGTGCCACCATTCATCAAATGATTCAGTGATAAGTTTCAACCTTTCCCTTGCATCCTCGTTCGATACCTTCATGCCAAGCTGTTTTCTTAGTTCCCGGTTTTCATGGTTGAGTGAGCGTATCTCCTGGATGTATTCATTGTACTTTTTGTTGATGTCACCTTCATATCCGAGGCTGTTCAGAATTTCTATAGAATTTTGTTCAAACAATTCTGCACTTGACTCTTTTGTACCTTCGTTTAGTTCCCCTTTTTGAAGCAAATAAAGCAATAATGAGAAATTTTTGACCAACGTCTCCATTTTTACACACAACATTCCGTGCAATGTTCCGTCCGGATCAAGAACCGGAGTATTATCATCGTTCTTTTTAAAGTTGATTTTTCTTTCTTCCATGGTTTTTTCGTTTTATTCGGTATCTAAAATGTCATAGGTCTTATTATCTCCCTGATAGTCATCCAGCGGACACCAGTCTGGGATTTCTATTGGTACATCAAGAACTTTGGTTACGTCATTTCGCTTTACCACCTTGTTTATTGGTGAACATAGAATAATATATCCAAAGGTAGCGTTCTCCAAGTTGTATTTGCGATGGAATACACATTCTTCGCAATGCGAAACAATTGTGCTGATTTTCTTTTTTTCTGCCATAGGTTTTTAGTTTCTATATCTCACCAAAGGTGCCTCCCATTGTGAATCACGTGGCTTTTCTTCTTTAATCCCGTAAATTTCATTTTCTCCGGTGTAGCAATCCAGCGGGCACCATTCCGGGATAAAGTTACTCATATTTATCTTATCTGAGTGATAAATATAATCATCAGTAATGATTATTTGTTCTTTTTCTTTGCATACAAGCACTGAACCGGTTGAGCCTTGAGAAGAGTCGTACCTTTTTGAGTGTGGACACTTCAGGCAGTCGGTAATGACTGCGCTTATTCTGGGTTTAACTTTATTATCCATATTACTTATTTTTATTCCGGTAGTGGGTTATCAAATATTTCTTTCAGTTTATTCATTGATTCCTGAATACGTTTTTCAAGGTTTTCCGTGTAGTGGTCATCATTTATCGGATTGGGGATAAATGTTGTTTCTACTCCGTAACGACCTATGTCAAGAGGGAGAGGGAAAAACGAAACAGTATCTACTGTCGTTCCTGGGATTAAATTGACGGTAATGCTCACGCCTTTAACGTCTTTCACCATCGTAAACCAGACGCTATGATTCTTACACGTTGCGAGGTCCTTTATCAGTCCTTTCTCTTCCAGTGGTTTCAGGTATTTCGTAATGTATAAATCGGTGTTTACTGACTTCCTGTTTAGTTCATCATTAAGGGATTTATTTGCAGCCATCAGTCTTTGATAAATAAACCTCCGTTCTGGTGATCTGAATGTTTCCTCTGCTGACACATCGGACTTGAAAAATGTGATATGGTCTTCATCCGCCTCTGTTTCGATAATGACTTTCATTGAGTTTTCTCGTGACGGCTCATTAAGTCTGAACATGATTCGGCATCTGCATGGAATAACCCGCAAGTCTGTGATAATTCCTTTCTCTTCCAGCGGTTTCAGGTATTCAGACACATATTTTTCTATTGAGTAATCGTTTGCGGTCATAGGGCTATTTTTCTTTTATTTCTCTGATTGACTGCATGAAATAAGCATTATCCAGCATGTTGAGAAGTCCTCTTTCTTTTTCACTGATATACTTTTGTTTGTTCCACATTTCATATAAGGCATCTTCGGTGAGAAGTCCTGCCGGTAAAATACGTATGGTGAAGGATTTCATATCTACATGCTTGATATGGTACTGCCAACATTTGTACTGCATGAAGTTTGCGTATTGGACGGCTATTCCCGGTCGGTCAATCACAGATCCGAGGAAAAGCAGGACTGCGTTCTCAATGGTGTAGGTGTGGTTCTCTTTTATCCGGTCGTGAAGGATGGCGACTCCATTCCATTTACCTAGCAAGGATTCAAAATTTTTGTCTGTTCTGTAATGGGGTTCGTTTATCATACACATAAACAAAGTTTTTCCTTCTTCCGGTGTTAATTCTCTTTTGGGTTTCCGGTCAAGTTCCTCACACCATTTCTGAATGGCGTCCGGACCGAGATCTTTCTGATGTTTAAATTCCATAGCTATATTGTTTAATGGTTTCTTACTTTATACGTTCCGACTGTTCCGCACATGTTACACGGCCAATTTCAAGGTTTCTGCAGCTCATACATGTGGGTACGGTAGGGGAGTAGACACGTCCGCATTTCGGGCAGATCCATCCGTATATCGCTGATGCTGGTATATTGTCAGCAGGTTTGTTTTCACTGCGGGCCATTTCAACGGCCTTCATTGCATCGTCCAGAGATACGGTGTAGTATAATTCACCTCCAATGAATCGGCCCGTTTTCTTTTTGTCAAGGTATTCTTTGGGTGTCATGGTTCAATTATTTGTAGTTCATTACCAACTTTCAGTTTGGCTAAGAGTGTATTTACGGCTGCTACCTGATTTGACAATTCATTGAGGTAGATCCTAAATATTTCTTTCATCAGCTTGTCATCCACGTTTATATTGACAGTCTTGGATTTTCCTTTTTTATATCCGAACAATTTTCGTTCTTTGTAGATAATGAACTGATGAAGTTGAATATCTTCCATCTCTTTCATGTTTTGAATGGCTCCATCGAGCATTTTCAGCCTTCTTGTGGCTTCCACTTCATTACCAAGGATTCCCTCGACTTCATCTATCAGTTTCTTTAGATCTTCCGTCATAACTCATTCTGTTTATGGTTTGTGGGGTAATCACTCCACTCTCTTATCTCTGCATTGCAGCAGGGGCACAAAACATATAGCAATGTTTTTTCTATTCTTGTAAATGGGAACTTCCCATCACTTCTGGATAGCACGTCCCTTTTATCGAAAGTAAACTCGCACCCGCAGAACTGACAGGTCGCTATTTTCTTATCGTATTTCCCTTCTTTGATAATTTCAATCATATTGTTACAGGTTAGACAACACCACATACATGGCTGCCAAAAACAGATAATATAATTTGGTTTTACTCATGGCTGATTGCCTTTACATATTGTTCAAGAATTGATTTCACTTTTCGGATGGACTCTGTTTCCAGGTGGATGACGGGATGTAAATATTCTTCGCATTCATCTTCGTTTGTATATAGGATGTACAGCATATCTTCTTTAAATTCCACGCCTTTAAATCTGACTTCAACGCCATCTGCCTGGAAAAATATTTCATCTTCCAGATCCAGTTCGTCGACAATCTCATAACTTTCTATTCTGAAACCATCCATGTCGTCGTATTCACAGACGGGAGCGAGGAGCAGATAAATTTCTCCATAAAGCTTGAATCGCTCCAGCATTTCTTTTTTGGTGATTTCTATTTTCATGGTTACTTAGTGTTGATTAATATCCGTTTTGACATGCTTCGCAGCAAAATTTCTCACGATCACCTGCATCGGAATCATTGATTTCGTATTTACGTCCGCACTGCTGGCAGGTATATTCAATCACGTCCGACTGATAGTATTTGCAGGAATCTTCCGCTTTTACTTCCTTCCCGAAATTGGTACATTTCCCGTCGTCATAACTGTTGCAAGTTGCGCAGGTGGGGGAGAAGTTCTCGCAGTTGTCTAAATTCACTCTGACTGTCACTTTTTCTTGATGTAAAGTGAAGTAAGGTTGCTGAAACTCTTTTCCATTTTTAAAGTCGATACAGTAAAATCTAAACATTAAATTGCTAAGGCATATAATGTTATAATCAGAGATGACTCGATATATATGGCTCATGTGCCTTTCCCCGTTACCACATTCAATAGCCATGTTGGAATAATCAGGTATTGAATCTGCTACAATACCCATAAACTCTTTAAATGTGTTTTTTATGACTTCCGGATCATGCTGTATATACTCATTTGATTCTAAGTCACGTCCTAATATTCCGAGTTTTAGATTTATCGAATTGCATTTATCGCACAGTTCTTCATATTTAATAGCTTCTTCTTTTTTGTCGAATCGGCTACCATCATTTGTTTCGTATATTTCTATTGCTTTCATAAACTATTTTGTCTTTAAAAGTTCCGGATTGTCGTGTATATTTCCCACGATTTCACACTGGAATCCCTCTTCGGATGTTTCGGTAAAGGCGTGAAGGGGGAATCCTCCATAAATCCATTGATTATGGATTAATCCTTTCCCTCTGAATTTTATTATTGGTTCCATAATCTACATAATAATGGTTCCAGAATTATTTTCTATGTATGTTTGAGTCTTCACGGACCGTAACCATTGATTACGGATTTTCGCCCAATATTCAATATCAATACTGTTGAAAATATGCCTGCGAATTTTTGCAGCTTTTTTAGCGTATTGCATAATGTCTTCGATAGGCCGGCTCATTCTTCGTTGAATATCAAAACCAATCTCTTCAATTCTATTATAACAATTCACTTTTATGTAACATAGTCCGATGCCTTCTACTTCTGCAAAGACAAATATGTCACTTAAAAATAATGGGTTATATATCTCATATATTTTCATATCAGTTATTTTTCTGTATTGGGTAGTAAATCTTTTTTGTAAGCCCATTTCACGGCAGGAGAATAATATTCCTCCCAATCATCATCATAATCAACGATTTTCCCATTTCCCAAGAGCAATACAACATCATCATGGTTATTTATATTTATATCGAAATCATGCCATACGCTGTTAATCTTACTTTCGTATCCATCCAGGAAACCTTCGCAATATGTCGTAGAGTCATAAGAGGACGGATTATCTCGGACAAGTTCTGATTTTGATTTGATCAACGGCATAAGTCGTGTGATTTTTTGCATACGTGAGTGTACATTGTTTGCATGTGAAAGTGCCTTATCCGCATTATCGAGCATGATGTTTATTTTATCTTCTTTTTTCATGGTTTGTCTTTTAAGTATTCCGGGTTCAGGTGATTATTATGTATAAGCCATTCAATCATGCAAATAACGGCATCGAAGGATTTGTGTCTCATTTCCTGATGTTTTACATCGTATCCAAGTTCCTCGTAAGAAATGAACCAATATTGCCCGTCGCTATTCATATCAAAATCGGCATTTGGCCTGTGTCTCTGTTTTATTGACTTTGGGATAAGCTCCAGAAGTCGGTCTAGGCTCCATGCAGGAATGTCTTTCCCCCATAAGAGATCGAAGATTTCCTCTCCGGTCATTAATGTACCGTCCGGATGTTTATGGAAAGGGCTTTCCAGTTTTGCGATTCTTTCCGGTGTCCAATACTTCCCTCTCAATGTGGGAGGTTTTGTTTGAAGTTCCCATTCCAATGATTTTACCCGGCTGTTAGTATGGTGATACACCATGTCGGCCGTTTCCGGTTTTAGCCCCAGCGAAAGAAGTATTTCCGACTGGTCGCGTGTAGTTGCTATTTGTGATTTGAAGTCCATATTTTATTCCTCCACTTTTACAAAGATTACACTAGTTTTATCCCTTCTACTTTCATCGCATTTACCTACAAATGATTCAGCAAAATCGTCACACATCGGAAAATTCTCGTTCCAGAAAAAACATCCTATACACGATGTAGGCTTTTTAGATGGTTCAACTTTCAGCTTTACCAGCCCGCACTGGAAAATTTCTCCTATTTTAAATTCCTTCTTCGCCATATTATAACTCCATTGATTTTTGAAGTTCACTAACAAGTGCATCCGCTGATTTGACAGACACTTTAGCAAGTGCTGTAAATGGGAAATCTTCTTTTGTGGTTAGAAATTGCATTAGCTCAGGACTAGCATGATTCGCTGCCATTATTGCAATTGCAGCCTGTATCCTTACTTGCTGCCAATCTGGATAAACATTTTTGAAATCCAGTTCGGTATCAAAATACGTATTCCCGTCAGAGCCTTCATATACACTTTTTGCACCAGACTTTGCAGTAGGTTGAGAGTTAAGGTTCAACTTAACTTCAACAATTTTCCCGGTATATAAAACTTTTGCTTTCATGTTTTATTTCTCCACCTTTATAAAAATTACATTGGTTTTATCTTCTCTGTTTTTTGAACTACAAAATCCTACTATGTCAAAATCACATTTATATCTAAAAAAACAATATCTGCATGAACGATTTTCATCCTTGTATTCAATACACTTTAATTTAATCAGTCCGCACTGAAATGTTTCTCCGACATTAAATTCTTTCTTCGGCATATTTCAATCTTCGTCTTTAGGGAACAAGCTCTCAATATCTACACTGGTATAATAGCTTAGAATATCTTCAAAGTGATCAATGCAAATGCCTGTTCTTTGCGCCACACAATGAATTTCACGTTCAGAATCCACTCCAAGTATCTTATCAAAAATAGTCGTGCAATTAGGATATTCTATCCATACCACAAGGCCATGGTCCATTTGCCATTCATATCCATCAATCAGTTCTGTGAGTAATTTTAGTTTCTTGAAATCCATATTCTATTTATTTTCATTGTTCTTTATTTCCTCATAAATCATCTTTGCAAGTTCCGGAACAGACTTGTCACACCATCCGTCTGCTATGTCGTCTTTTTCTTTGTCAAAGTGATTTTCGGAAACATATTCGTTCACCCACGATTGAAAATCATCCTCCGAAATACCATAGTCGGGGTCGTATTCTATGTAAGATGTAAGTGAATAGCAGTGTTCGTGAGATTTCCATGGATATACAGTCCCATCATAGACAAGTGTCTGATTTTTGTATTGTTCCCCAGCGTGGATAGTTCCACCGCAATAATCGCACCGGTGTTCTTTACGGGCGATAGGAGATTTTTCTTGTAATACTTCTGGCATATTATTCTTCTTTTTTATCGTTTCTGATGGCTTCAGATAATTTGTTAATTACGAGATAAATGAGCATAAGCTCTATAAACATAATGTCATAATTCTTGTCTGCCAAATAGCATAATACTAAGAGAGCAAATGAACAAGAAACGACAATGATCATTGCAATAAAATACTCTTTCATCATTAATACCGGAATTTACTGAATTGAATTACTGCCATTGGCTTGCTGAAATCATAACCACGGAACCACTCTTTCCAGTCTTCTACCGCAGGCCATCGTTGGCCGCAAGTTCTTTCAGTTCCGGATATTTACCGTCGATGTCGAAGAAATTGAAAGAGGCACATCCGTCGTGATCCAGCTGGAAGGTAAGTTTCTGAATACCTGTTCCAGATTCCGCAGTCAGACAGCCTATTGTTATTTGCCTGCTGAAATACGGACGGCCTTCCCACTGACGGACGGAGATAACCGCTTCACCTTGCTGCACCTCGTGTATGCGTTTTGCCCAAAGCGGAAAGTTAGACCGGATGGTGTGTCGTTTTTCTCCGGAAAGGAATTTCTCACGGAATCCGGTAGGGCTCCCAGACCGGGGATGTTTGGCCGGGAAAGATTGCGAAAGCATGAGCACGTAAGTCTTTTTCATAAATCTTCAATCTCCTTTTCTAATCGTTTAATTTCCTGGTTAATTTCTTCACGTATCATCTTATCATGCTTATCAAGTAAATCTCTGAGGCTAATAGTAAAGCTTTCAGCGTATCTTGCAAATAGAATACATTCAGGATTATATATATAGCCTAACGAGTATTTATCCTCAGAAAGTTTCTTCTTTATATTTTCCAGAGTTTTCTTACGATTTATCAATAAGCATAGCTTTTCATATTCTTCCTCTGTCATCTTATACCTCCTTTCCCAGATGAAAATACGGTTCATCTCTGGATTGAACGAGCGGGTAATCAAACCGTCAAGTTCGATTTCCCTGTGCGGAAGTTTCATAAGTGGATTGTAACGATGTACGTGTTTGTTCCCGACAAGGATAAACCGGCGTACAAAAGAGAGCATCTTCGTCATGTCTATACCCAGGTCATTACCGCTTTTCGTATCTCCGCGCCATTTATGAGTCACGAAGCATCCAAGTATGGTGTGCGGACGATATTTCCGTGCGGCAGAAACCGCATCAATCTTTTCCACGTACTTAGGGTATCTGATTGTAGGACAATTAAGCAGCTCATACATTCTATGGGTCTCAAAATCTGCCGACTGTTGGTAACTGTCGGTGGTACGAATGCTCAGTTCACGTCCGATAATTCCACGTCCGGCTCCTACCTCTATTGCATCATATTCTCCAATTTCCTTGTCAAGGAAGTCAATAAGTTCTTCAGTAGGAAGCACATAAAGCGCTTCATTGTTCATGAATAAATGAATCTGGTCCAAACTGAACTGAGACCAGAAGTCTTTACCGAGTATCTGGAACTCTCCATTTCGGTACACATCGTTAAGAATGGGCGTAATGTCCGTGTTCTTTGAAATAGTTCTTACATTCATGTTCATCGTTTTATTACATTTACCTACCGCAAAAATAACAATTTTAAACCGAAATCGCATTAAAATTATCTCTAAAATTCATAAAACCTCCGATATTTCGTTTTTGTCCTTCAAATTACCGAATCAGACCACTAACTTTGAGGAAAACACAAAGACTATGTTAGTAACGAAAACCGAAGAAATTAGGGCATACGTGCCCACCAGCGTGTACAGCGGCGGCCAGTCACTTCTCACAATCATGGAAGAGACAGAAGAGAACATTATTGTGCCGATACTTGGGCGAAAACTATACGAAAAGGTATGCGAAGAATACGATAAGGCCATGGAGGATTATGGCGGAGTGACGGCGGACTACGTAGACAAAGAAAACCTTACACCCGAAATCCGTCTGATACGTGCCTGTCAGCTTCCGGTGGTCTATTTGTCGCTGGCCAACAGCACCGGCATTCTCACGGTAAGTCTGAACGACGGGGGTGGACTGAACCAGGTGTACACCGACGGGTACGACAAGGCCGACGAGAAATCCGTGAGCCGGTTTGAACGCGATGCGTATTTCAAGGGCCGTCGCGGAGTAGATCGTCTGCTGGTATTCCTGGAAGAGGATGCGTGCAGTCAGGCCCCCGTGTTTGCTGATTTGTGGCGCGAAAGCCGGTATTTCTACCTACAGGGAGATTTGCTGTTTACTACCGCCATCGAGATGAACCGTTTTCTGGACATCAACGAAAGCCGGGAGAAGTTTATCGCCATGTTGCCTGACATTCGCTATTGCCAAAGTGCATATATCGAGCCGGAGATAGGGGAGGAGCTGACCGATGCGCTGGTAAAATGGTGCACGCGCTCGCTAAAGTCCGACCTTTTCACGGGCGAAGACAAGGATGCCATAAATGCGGTTTGGCAGAAGGCTGTGGACTGTCTGCACATGGCGCTGGCATTGTACATCGAGTCGCGCCGTCCGGAAAAACAGCGCAAGTACAGCGAAAACGAGGCAGCTTATTCCATGATAAAGGCACGCAAATTTATCTCCAACCATCAGGATTCTTTCGGAGAGTTTATCAAGGATTCTCCGCTGTATGTGCCCCCTCTCACTGAGACTTCCGAATCGGACAAGCAACCCATATTCGACTATGACAACCAGGATAACTCCCTCTTTGTGCTTCGTCCGCAAGCCTTCAACCGGCACTGATTTTTTGTCCTTCATTCTCAGTTGTCATATACCTAACTTTGGGTAAAAGAAACGACAAATGGATACGACAAACTACCAGATAAATCTTCATGCTCTTCCAGACAGTTGGAACAGGCTTTCCACCAGAGAGCTAGAAGAAGTGAATAGACTTTACATAGAAAGGAATATAGAAGTTGAGGAGGAACAGTCTGAAAGGCTTTTTAAGTTAAAATGCTTTATGCTTTTTCTTAGTCTAAAAATTGTGAGATTTACTACTACAGACGAGAATGGAGATACAGTGTTCTTCTTCCGAAGAAAAGGGTTTGTTCATCGTTTTGAAAGAATACCTATGAGGGCGTGGCAAGTAAATCAGTGGATTGATCAGAAACTAGGTTTTCTGGATAAACCTTTTGGGCGAACGATTACTCCCTATAAAATTGTCCGTTTGCGTATGGGGACCCTGTGTTTGAAGGCTCCAAAGGACGTAATGTCCGATGTGACTTTTGCGCAATATCAGTCTGCTCAGAATCTGCTTATTATGTACTGGGAAACTCAGAAAGTGATTCAAACTCTTTTTAGAAACAAGTCTAGTCGTACAGCTATTCGCATGCAGATGCGCCGCATGGAACAGGTGCGTTGCCGGTTTTTGGCCACTCTGTTTAATGAATCAGTGAGAGAAACAGGAGAAATACGAGAAGGAAGATACATGCGTAAATATAAACGTCGTGTTTGGTCATTTTATTCCGGACAGATACAGAAAAATGCTCGCTGGTTCCGACCGGTAGAAGGCCGTATGTTTCCAGTCATGGTTCAGTATTTTCAAAGTGTGCAAGAAGCCTATGCTCGTATGTATCCTGAACTGTTTACTTCAAACGGTAAAAAGAACGGCATCTATAGTCCAATAAAGATAGAGGTAGAGATGATAAATAATATTATGAAGTACCAGGGATTTGATGACTACGATGCAGTATATGATAGTGAGGCTGTACGTATTCTGGGAATTATGAATGCCATGGCAAAGGAAGCCAAAGAAATTGAAAAAATGAATCAGAAATACAAAACAGGGAAATGATAACTGACTACCAGAATAACGGATACCGAATTTCATATCAGGGAGTGTCCATGATAGAAAATGCGCTTGACAACCCTAATCTAATTCAGATAGGGGTTTCGTCAGGATGTACCATTATGGTAGCTCCAGAAAAAGATTACGGAATAGACTATCTTCCAAATGGTGAATACAAGACTTGGAAACTAACAGGATATAACACGCGCCTAAACCGAACGGAAGAACATTATATTTATGCTCGTCTAACCAGAAACTCGGATACTGCTATGATTCTTTTTTCCGTTAACGAATATGCTATTGACGGAAGCATTGGTGGGCAGAATCCTAGCGAATATTACTATTATATACGAATAGGGAAGATTACTGCAACCGACAAGTTGGAAGAAGCTACTCTTGATCGAGAGATTACATTGGATTACGGTAAACTTTCTACACCTGCTGGGCAAACGCAGGATACAGCCGGATGGAAGGAGCTATTTAGTGTAACTGCAGATGATCTTATTCGTCCATTGAAAAAGTTCACTTCCTACATTGTACAAGGTACACTATCTATTATTGGGAAGTTGGTTATCAACGATAAGCAGATTTCAGATGTAGCAAGACAGGTAGATGAAGGGGAATTTTCTGCCAGTGATGAACTTATACCAACGACGGCTTTACTTGTAGGGAAATATATAACAAAGATTAGAGAATATTTTTTAAGTAAAGATAGGGAAGATCAGACTAAATTCTTGCTAAGGCTTATTGGAGGAGCAGAATTTGGAACTTATGCTTCAGGAATATCAGGAGCACAAATTTCTTCCGATGGAGCAGCAGAATTACTCAATTTATTGCTTCGTGGTGCTTTAACTATTGGAGATTATCAGGTTAAAAAATCTGGTGCTAAAATAGACGAGCAGGGCGTTGCAGACTTACTTTCTATACTTGTACGAAACGGTATGGAATCAGCCAACTTTTCTACTGGTGCTTTAGGTACTGGATTCTGTCTGAAAAAAGATGAAAATGGCGACAGTTACCTGGAAGTAGACCGTATGCTTGTCCGAAAGGTAGCTACATTTATACAGTTGCTTATCCAGCAGATCAAGCATGTTGGCGGTCAGATTATTCTAACTCCGGCATCTATGTCGTGTGTTAAGGTAGAGGATAAAGGAGATTTCTATCGTTGCTACTTTGAAAACACGGACGGAGAAAAGACAATAGAGCAGGAATTTGTGGTCGGTGATTTGGCTAGAGCGCAGACTTTTAACGTAAAGGAGGGTGTTAATGAAAATGTAACTAATACCTACTATTGGCGTGCTGTCGTAGGAACAGGAGATAACTATATAGATTTATCCAAAACAGATTGCGATGCAGGTTCTACCGAGCCAAAAGCTGGCGATGATATTGTACAGTTAGGAAATAAGTCTGACGCTACACGTCAGGCAGCTATTATCTTGTCTGCATACGGCAATGATGCACCTTATTTCAAGTTATATCGTGGTATTAATTCCTATTCTTTGGACGGAAAAGAATTTGTTTCTTTTTCACGTTCAGAAGTAATGATTATTGCCGATGCAATAAAATTCAGTTCCGGAGAAAGCGTAAAGGACTATATCGACAACGCGGTAGGGGAAGTCAATACAAAAGTAGACGATGCTATATCTGATTTATCTGAAAACATTTCATTTGTAAATCAGTTATCTAAGGATTTAGAAGCTGTTAAAAACCAAATAGACGGTGCTATTGAAACATGGTTTTATGAACCAGTTCCTACATTAAGTAACGAACCTGCTGTAAATTGGACTACAAACGAAGATAAGAATGTACATTTAGGTGACTTGTATTATGACGGAAACGGAAAGGCTTACCGTTTCCAGATGTCAGGTACTTCTTATGTATGGCAGGTAATAACCGATTCTGATATCACAAAAGCTTTGGCTGACGCTAAAAAAGCACAAGACACAGCAGATGGAAAGAGAAGGGTATTTGTAACTACCCCATCTAATGCTTCAGTGTATGATATTGGAGATTTGTGGGTTAATGCAACATACGGAAGCTACAAGAATGATTTGCTTCGATGCAAAACGTCTAAACAAGCAAATGCTCAGTTTTCTATTGAGCATTGGGAACTTGCAACAAGATACACAGACGATACTAAGGCTAATCAGGCAATAGAGGATGCGGCTAACGCAAAAGCAGCAGCAGACAACGCACAAACTGATGCAAATGAAGCAAAAGAAAGATTAGATAGCTGGGCTTCTGATGGTTCTATTTCTCCAACGGAAAAACAGTCACTAAAAGAAGAGATATCAAGGATTGATGCAGATAAAACACAGATTGCAAACGGATATGCTAAGTATAACTTAGATACTCCTACAAATTACAACAATGCACACACGGCTTATCGTGCTGTGTTGGTAACTCTTACTGCATCTTCGCCTGAAACAATCACTATCCCGTCCGATTTTGCTACAAAGCAAACTGCATATTATACACAGAGAACAAATGCTTTAACTGCTATTTCAAATGCTGCACGTGATTATGCGCAAGGTATCGCCAACGACTTAAATACCTATAAGCAAACTGTAAGTTCTCAATTTGAGCAGACCAACAACAGCATTACTGCTGCTGTAACTTCTTCAAAGGAATACACAAATAATGCTATTAATAATATTCAGATTGGAGGAAGAAACTATTTTGCTTTTTCTAGGACTAAAATAAAAAATACTAGTGGGACAGGAAAATTTGATAAAAGTATTAATGGAGCTGTTTTAACAACAGGAAGTAATTCTACAAGCAAAGGAATTGTAAGATTCAATAACTTCGGTTTAACTGATGCGGGTGATTATACACTTTCATGTGAAATAAAAGCAACGTCTGACGTAACTATAAAAATAGATATATGCGATTATACAATTCTTAATAATATAGCTGTTACAAACCAATACAAAAAAATAAAATTAACAGGAAGAGTTGCTGCTTACATAAACGGTGTTGGTGGATATTACGGATTTGTAGACTTTGATGAAGTTTCTGATATTCCTGATGGTGTAAAAATTTACATAAAGAATTTCAAATTAGAATCAGGCAATAAAGCTACCGACTGGTCGCCTGCCCCCGAAGATTCAGAAAACGCTTTGACAGAATACAAAAAAGAAGTCACTGCACAATTCAGTGTATTGGAAGGCGAAATTAGCAGCAAGGTTTCTTCCACAGAAATGACCACAATTAAACAAGAAATTCTTAATTCTGCTGCAACTGATGCAGCAAATAAGGTTAATAGTATTCAAGTAGGAGGAAGAAACTATGCTTTAGGTACAGGCACTAAGAAGGAAACTACTCCAAACAATTCTAGCAACCAACTATATAATCTATATGTTTTAAAAAAGGAATTGGGAGGAAATCATATATTTGTATCTGCTAAAGTTAAATTCGAGAATTGTACATTTAGCAGTAACAGTAAAGCTAGCCTACAAGGTAATGGTGCTATGTTTGGTTGGTCACCTAATTATACCTTTATTGCAGGAGGAGGACAAAACAAAGAATATATTGTTAAATGGGAAACAGACTTACAGAAACCATCATCAGATAATACAGCCTATATACAATTAAGATTAGATTATATTAATGGTGGAAAAGTTACAGTTTCTGAATTTAAAGCAGAAATAGGCAATAAAGCAACAGACTGGTCACCTGCTCCCGAAGATGCAGACTCTAAATATGCTACAATTACGACTGTCGAATCTATGCAAACTGAGATTACGCAGTTAAGTAGCGAAATTTCACTCAGGGCTTATAAGTCAGAAGTTACTGCCGTTCAGAACAACCTTAATCAGACTAATAACAATTTGTCAGCGCTGACTACACGTGTAAGCAAAGCTGAGATAGCATTGCAGCCCGATAATATTTGGATTGGCATTTCTTCAAAAGTAACAACAACAACAAAGGTAAACAATATTGTTCCTGATAGCTGCTTTGATGATGCTAATTACAGCTTACTTTACGGTGGTGGTTCACGAGTTAGTGCGGCAACTGCTAACAATAGCTGTCCTACAAGTTATTGTATGAAGTCTACTCAACGTGATGTGCAAGCTAGAAATTACGTATCTGTTTCAGAAGGAGAAAAATATTACATTTCTGCCTATGTAAATGCTCAATTAGCTAATTATACTGTAAGAGTTGGACTTATATTAAAAAAATCTGACGGGTCTACAACTTGGATGTATAATAACGACACTTCTGTTGCTTCAAAAACTAGTGGATGGCAAAAAATATCAGGTTATATTACAATTCCTGCTGGATATATAAAGGCTGGTATTTGGTTTCAAATTGATGGAGGTTCAAACTTTGGTTCGGCTTACTTTACAAAGGTATATGCATATAAGGTGGATGAATCCGTTAATCAAAACTATGCTTTATTGACAAGCAATGAAAAAAGATTGACTACTTTTAATAATGTAGCAAATCAAAGAAATACATTATACAAAACATCCGGTTTAAGAAAAGGAGATATAGTGACTATTTCATTTGAGTATGAAGCAAGTAATCTTATTTGGGACACAACAGAAAATTCATATTTTAGGGTTCAGTTTGACGATAAATTTGGTTGGACTGCTTATAATATTCCTAATTTAAAATCTAATGGTACAGGTAAAATTATTACTCCTCCCTTAACTTTAGGTGGTAGTGATACAAATATCAAAGATTCTAATATTGAAATGTGTTTTTATTACATTTCTTCTGTGTTACAAGACAATAAACCAATAGGTTACTTCCGTGTTTGGAATATGAAAGTAGAAAAAGGCGAAAGGTCAACACCATGGAGTGCTGCACCTAGCGATTATTCCACAACAGAAGAGATTAAGGCTGGTATGCAGATAACCGACAAGGGATTCAACTTCTTCGGTCAGGAGTTTAACTTCTCAGGACGTATATCAGTCGGAGATTTAGACCCGACAATTATCGAAAATGGTTATTTGCGTGCAAGTCTTATTAATGCCGATACACTTGTAGTTAAAACACTTAATGCTTCAAATACAGATGGTGTAAGTACACTTGTAAACAAAGACGGTCTAAAAATGACGCAAGGAAGCAATGTGCTATTTAAGCTGACATCCAATAAATCTACAGTAGGAACAACACGATATTACGCACAAATGGACCTTACAACGGCTTATTCGGATGGTTCTACTTTGCAAGGTACATTAACGCCCGAATCTTTATTTCTTCGTGGTAAGACTAAAAGCACTGACAAGACATTGAAAACTACATTGATGTATAATGGCTTGATGATTTATGATGAAAATGGTACAGGTCTTACTGTTAACACAAAAGGAATACAGCTTACATATTGTGGAAAAACACAAGGAGGTAGTAATGTTTGTGCTGTTGTTCATTATGCTAAGTGTATATTCTCTGTCTACATTACGGCGCAGGGACGTGTATCATATAATATAGGAGGAAGCATTCCTAATTCATCCGGAACACCAATTGAGTTTTCCGTAACAAGGACAGGCGCAGGAAGATATAAAGTAACTCATAATATCAATGATTTAAGATATATGGGACAAATCACTGCTTTGTCAAATGGAAATTTGACTGTAGGTATTTTTGAAAATAGAAATAGCACATCATTCGAGTACTCTACTATTAGCTTTAACGGAAGTGGATGGTATGCTCAAGATTGTGGTGTATATTTATCTATATATTACGAATCGCCTAAACTGTTTACATTCTGATTTAAATTTTGTATATTTGTAAAAACTATTTAATTATGAAAAAACTGAATTTTAAAGCCGTTCCGACAAGGGACATCGAAGGCAACCTAGAGCCTAGAGATATTTCAAAAGAACTAGGAAACTTTATCTATCGTGAAACCTCCGACTTGGGAGAATTGGATTTGGCACAAAGAATCTACAAGGACGGAGAAGTGGAAGTCAATGAGAGTGAAGTAGAAATCATCCGAAGATACATGAACCGCGGATATAAGGCATTTGTAAAGAAAGCCTTCGAGGAAATGGTTTCGGATGTTCAAGAAGTTCAATCTTTATAAATCAGATAAATATATGGATGTAAAAAATCAGTCTTACGGAAAAGTTATCAGTGCTTCTTATCAGCACTACATTACACTGACAGAAGTAGAAGATAAGTACAAGCCTATCTTCACTACTATCACAGTACCGTCATGGGAAGGGCTAGACCAATTTGTTGAGATAGACGAAGCAGAAGCGGAAAGAATACGTACAGTCAAGAACGCTGCCAAAGGGAATGTAGAATATCCAGAAGAGCTGGTTAATCAAATGATTGGGCTGTTTGCTACTTCTATCAACACTATGAGCCTGACAGACGAACAAGCATTGCAATTCAAGAATTTATACCCAGCATGGGAAACATTTATTAACCAGAAACTTGAAAAAGACTACAAGGTATTGTACGAAGATAAGCTGTACAAGGTTAAACAGACTATCGAAAAGGTATTGCAAAATCAGCCACCTTCAATAGACACAGCAGCTTTGTATGAAGAAATCAATGAAGCTAATGCAGGCACACTTGAAGACCCTATCCCTTACAACACCAACATGGAGTTGTTTGAAGGGAAATATTATTCTCAGAACAGCGTCACTTATAAATGTACTCGTAACACAGGACAGCCAGTCTATGAAGACCTATCAGCACTAGTAGATATATATGTCGAACAAGTAGAACAATAGTGTTATGGAATCATATTAGAGATAGATAAACATCTTCTCCTATTTTTGTCCTTTATATACTATACATGGATAATTAACTTTACATTAAAAACAGATTATGGAACAAAGAGAATTATCTTTCAATGAACAGAATGGATATTATATATCTGAAGAAAAAGTAAATGCAGATTATAATCTGCATATAGAGATGGAAGAAGAAAAAGGTTCTGTCGAAATTTATCAAAGAGGCAGTGACTCGGGAGAATATCGGCGTGTATATACACAAACAGGGTGGGGAAAAGTGGTGGACGCAGATTTCCAGCATGCAGTATATCCTAAATATATAAAAATAAAGGTAAGGAGTAAAGTCGTTATGGCTACTATAAGGGAGGCAGACGTATGAACAAAACATTACCTGTAAAAATAAAAATGTCTATATATCGAATTGGTTTTGGCATCGACTCTGGGATTGAGAAGGAGAGTATAACTGAAAATATTCCCAGATCAGTTCCTATACGGCTTGAAACCGGAGAAATAATGTGTAGCGAATCCGGTAGCTACATTGTACTTGAAAACCTTTTACATAAATATAAAAAGAAGTAAAAATGGAACTGGCATGTGATATAATGGATATAGGAACATTAGATATATGCCCTAAAGAAACATATTCGGGAATAGGTCATGTAATATATGTGACTTATCCCGAAGATCTTGTGGAAAAACCTTTTTACGAGAATGGTGAAGCTGCTTTTTCACTTTCATCTTTTGTATTTAAACCTGGTAGAGGGGCATATCGTATTTATATCAAGAAAAAAAGCGGAAGAATACAGTCTGTCGGATATGATAGGGATAAAGGATACAAGGTTAATCTGATGTTTACGATTGATCGTGTTTTAGAAAAATCATCAAGGCTGCTTCGCATATTGAAAAATAGAGAAGATGCGATATTTTTTGTTGATCGGTTTGATGGAGGATACTATGTTGTGTATGATCCGGTGTTCGGTACGAAAGTAAGTAATTCCTATGATAGCGGGAAAGCTCCTGATTCTGATAGAGGATATTCTGTTACTGTCACCTGTGATCCATCTAAATACTCATTGACTAAGTGGGATGGAACTCTTACTATATTAAAGAGGTCATTGTCTTTTCTTTCTACTGAAGATGGTCGTCCGATATTTACAGAGAAAAACGAATATATTTTGTCAAACAAAATAAAACTTTAAGTATATGGCTATAGAAGATCAAGATGGTGTAAAAATTAGTGATATGCCCGATTTAAGTTCAATAACGGGTAAAGAATATTTTCCTGTAGTTGATTCTGCTGGTACAAACAGAAAGGTTGCTACATCATTGCTTGCTACAAAAACCGAACTTGAAGGCAAGGCGGATAAATCCGAAATAGTTGATATGGCAACAAAGACTTGGATAGGTCAGCAAGGTTTTTTGACAGAGCATCAAGATATATCTCAGCTAGCTACGAAACAAGAAGTTACACAAGGATTGTCGGGAAAACAAGATACACTTCAAAGCGGTACTACTATTAAAACCATTAATGGGCAGTCAATACTCGGTTCGGGTGACTTGGAGATACAGACGGACACGGGAGGTATTTCGGATGCTCCATCTGACGGAAAGAAGTATGTCCGCAGCAACGGGAACTGGGTAGAAGAAACAACGGTAGACACATCTAATTTCGCAACTAAGACTGAACTTGAAGGCAAAGTAGATGATTCTGAAATTGCAGATATGCTGACTAAAACAGAGGCAGCTTCTACTTATCAGCCTATAGGAGATTACTTAACTGCTATCCCTGATGAATATGTAACAGAAACAGAGTTGAACGGTAAAGGATATGCAACTACTACGCAATTATCCGATGCAGTAGCAGATAAACTAACTAAGACGCAAGCGGATGGGTATTATCAGGCTACAGGTGATTATGCGTTAAAATCGGAGATCCCCGATGTAAGCGGTTTTATCACCTCTACTCAGGCAGACGAGAAGTATGCTACATTAGAGCAAATTGGAAACATTGATACTATATTGGATGAAATAAATGGGGAGGTGATATAATGGGAACGACAGCAGACAAACTTAATAAGTTAAAAGAAAGCAAAGCCGCCATAAAGGCAGCCATTGAAGCAAAGGGTGTAGAAAATGTAGGAGAAATCCTTTCAGAATACCCGGCTAAAATAGCAGCCATTCCGACAGGGGATGAATACGCCCTTGAATCGCAAATGCTGATACTGCCGGTACGCTCAACCACCATTACCACCAGTGAAGGAAAGACAGCGGCAATAGCTACAAACGACCACATCAAGATTGTAGATACCAACCTGGAGCATTACACAGTAAAAGAATGGAACGACCGAAGCGTGGCAAATGGCTTTGACAACGAACTTATTGCTCCTCCTGTAGGCTTTTCTCTGGAATGTAACGGAATCAGAACGATATTGTATTGGCCGTGGCAGGGAGAATATTACGCCACGTCCGGCAGTACAAGCAAAGTATCAAACGGAATACAGCATTCAGTCTATGAATACGACCAGATGACCGGAGCCAGGGAAGGGACTGATTATCACGGCACGGCAGATGAAAACCTTGGTACTCACGCCGTAGGAAGTCACTTTGCTGCAGACTGGAGCGTAACAGTAACGGAAGATGACAAGCTTGAACTTTATAGCGGTAACACCAAACAACGCTGGATAATGGAAAAGAATTGCGGCAATGTAGATGTTATGATAGCGAATAATTACGCCGAACGTCTTGAAGCCATGTATGTACAAAATGAATGGCTTCGCCACAGGTTTGCCATCTGTAGCGGCATAACATCTTCTGAAGCAGAAGGCACAATAACCGATGTGGAAATCCTAAATTCATCAGGCGTACAGGCTCAGGTAGGTGAAGATATGTTTTTCTTCGTAAACAGCCAGAACACAGGTTTGAAAGCAATGTACAATACAAATAATAAGTATTCAGTAAACAACGGATATTATTTCAAACCTGAATACGCTGAATGGCTGTACGAACAGCAGAAAACAAACGGTGTAAACATGAACGACACCGGAGTAAACTCCGCCAAACGACCTCTTCTTTCTCCGGGCGCAAAAGGAGCGGAAGCAATTACCGTTGACGGGTATTGGTATATCATTACCCCATACATAAGCAGACCGGGAAATTCCAGTACAAATTACGACTGGAATATGGCAGATTCTCATGCTGTATATTACATCAAAACACTTGAAGGGAAGTATATGGCAGGAGAGAAAGAATTATATCCATACTGGACGAACAAAAGCATAATTTCAGGATTGATAAACTATCTTAACAGTTATGAAAAATGGGGCATACCTGGCGTTCTGGGCGGCAACGTCTGGAGCTGTGTCCGCAACCTTGGCAACTACGCATGGTATGTGTACATGGGCAATGGTACCTTGAGCAACTTCAACACGATCAACACCTTTAGTGTGGTGCCGGCCTCCGCTTTTTGATTTATCTCAGCCGTGCGGAGCACGGCTTATCAATTTTTGAATTAAAATATATTAACATTTAATACGCGACAATAGAAATGAACAGATCCGGGAGGAAACATTTGGACGCACCGATTATTCAGGATGTGATACGCCTGAATAATTGTCTCATAGAAATCAACAGCAAAGCTTATAAGGTCATAAGCAGAACATATATAGACCCTATGCTGAAGCAAGGCGCACTGCTTTTCAGCTACGCTATGCGCCAGGTCCGTGGAATGGACTATTATAAAAGAGCTACAGAGCTGACATACGAATTGCAGTTCGGAATATATCTGATAGTGGCTCTTGGAGGATGCAGCAAAGAGAAAGCGTCTGTAATAGACGTTTTGTGCGATAATATTTTATCTTCGCTTGCGAGGATAAAGAATGTCAGATCCGAAAAGTCTTGAACTATGTCGGCAGAACTGTTTAATGATAAAGGTCCCTGTGCTTGCAGTGAGCAAGCTATTCCGATTAACAGGGCAGAAGTTCTGGGCGGCAACGTCTGGAGCTGTGTCCGCAACAATGGCAACAACGCATGGTATGTGAACATGGGCAATGGTAACTTGAACAACAACAACACGAACAACACCTATAGTGTGGTGCCGGCCTCCGATTTATCAGAAAAAGTGTCCGCCTGGATAGCTGCCGAAAGTGATTGCTATAAAAACAAGCACGCATCGCTCGAAGCGGCATCGTTTCATTTCAACCTGTCGCGTATTTATGAATTGATAAACAGAATAAACAATGGCTACCAGCCACAGACAAGCATCTGTTTTGTCCTCGACTACCCCGTGTATAGAGAAGTTTTCGCCGCCAACTACACCGACCGTATCGTACACCACTACGTCGCCCCGATGCTTGGCGAGATATGTGAGAAAGTACACGAAGCCAATGGCGATGTAAGCCACGGCAACCGTATCAGACACTCCGCATCTACAGCCATCGAGCAGATACAGCGGAATATCCGTGATGTAACGGACGGCTACACAAAGGAAGCCTTCGTAGCCACAATGGATATATCAGGCTTCTTTATGTCGATAGACAAGGAAACCGCATACCGCATCTTGCGGAAATACGCCGATATGTACTACGACAAACCCGATAAAGAAGAAAAACTCTCTCTGCTTCACACCCTGATACAACACAATCCGGCCACAGACTGCGAGCGACATTCCGACATAAGAATGTGGGATAAAGTCCCGCCCAACAAAAGCCTTTTCGGACTTCCACCCGACAAAGGACTCCCGATAGGAAACTTCTATTCCCAACTCCTCGCAAACCTTGTGATAGCCGAAGCTGATGCGGAAATGATAAAAACCGGAGTGAAATACACACGGTTTGTAGATGATATATGCGTGGTGGCAGAAACATCAGCCGAAATAATCCATGCCCGGAAAGTATTCATTAAAGCGATCGGACGGCTGAAACTAAAAGTCCATCCCGATAAATTCTACATACAGCCGGCCTCACACGGAGTAAAGTTCTGCGGAAAGGTAGTAAAGCTGAACCGTATCTACATATCCAACCGTACGGTACACGCCCTTCATACAGCAATAGAAGAATACAGCCGGATGCCGTCGTACAGCAATGCCGTACACGTCATGCAAAGCATAAACAGCTATTTCGGGCTGATGAAAGGAACAGCGTCCTTCAATATTAAAAAGCGTATAGCCGGGAAAGTCCTGGAAACATTCTCCGAATGGCTGTATTTCCGCAACAAAAACGGCCGGTTCGTCTGTGTGTTGAAAAGCAAGTACAAACCTAACAAGACATCATATCTAAACCTGAACGACTATGCTTCCATATTCAGACCGCCGACAAGGTGCTATCCGAAAAGGAGGCTGCCCTTACAACTCCGCGAACCTGCATATCTGCGAGCATAACGGACAACTGATAGCAACATTTAAAACCATAAACAACATGAAGTACGCAAAAATCGAAAACGACGAATTCCTCATTAAGGAATTTGAAAAGGGTATCGAGGTAGGCGGCAAGCTTACCGAAGAAGAAATAATCGCACAAGGTTATAAACCTTTATGTGAAGTAGAAAAACCTGATGGAGCAGAAGGTTTTGTATATAAAGATTACGGAACCTGTTATGTGCAGATATGGAAGATGCCAGGCGAGGATATACGTCCGGATGAAATATGGACTTCCGATAGTGGGATCATGCCTGAATTTTCCGATTTGCAAAGGCTGCAAAAAGACATTGCTATGATAAACGAGAATATTAATTCACTTAACCTTACCAGTAATGAAGCTTTTGAAGTTAAAGAGTTTTATCCTGAATGGTCTGCCGATTCTGTAGAAGTAAAGAAAGGTGAAAGATATCAGCTAAACGGAAAGCTTTATGAAGTAGTACAAGATCATACCACACAGGCTAACTGGTCACCTGAAAATCAATCTTCTTTATGGGTTGAAGTTACAGAAAGCCATGCAGGTACATTTGACGATCCAATACCGTATAACGAAGAGTTAGATCCGATGTGGCAGGGAATGGTACTTGAAGAAGGGAAATATTATACTCAGGGTGGAGTAGTATATAAGTGTATAAGAAATACCGGAAACAAGGTTACACAGAATCTTGCCGATTTGGTTTCCGGAGGATTTGTAGAACAAGTTAAATAATAGAATTATGAAATTTTTTGATTGGTTAAAAGAAAGCAACCGGCTTTCTCACCTGAAAGTTGGTTTTGCCATTTGGATTGTTGTAATGCTTATCGGATGCTCCATGTTGAGCATGTTCGAAGAAGTTACTGATTTTGAACTTATGCAGGCGCAAGCCATTACGATTACATGCTCCTTGCTAGCAGATTTAACCGTATTTATTTCCATGTGTGCCGTGGAATATGTACAGAAATCATCCGGCATAGGTAAGTTTGACTGGCTCGATATTCTGGCAGGGATGATTACTCCTCTAATTATTACTATTGTAATTGTAATTATATATCTATTATAAATAATTTTAGATATTTGAATAGCCCAATTAAAAACATTAAAATATATTTTCCTATTAATATTTTTTGTAATTTAGCGGCGTAATAGGGAAAACAGGGAATCCCTTTTTATGAGAGTTTTATCAACACACAGAAAGGAGACAAGCGATTGTTTCCTTTTTTGTCCTCCTTTGAACCGTATTTTTTTGTCCTTCACTCTTCTATATTCTCTTTATAACTTTGTATTGCAACAAAAACCAAATGTTTAACTAAAAACGACGACAAAATGAAAAAGATGATTTTAATGTTTGCAATGCTGATCTCTGCATTGACCGTTTTCGCGCAGGGCGCTGTAACCTCTGAACCTTCTACTGCCGGATTCGTAATCGACCTGGGAACGTTCACCGGAATCGTAGCACTTATCTCGGCTATCGTGACGCAGATCCTGAAAGTAATTCCTGCCATTTCAGGAAGCAAGCTCGCAAAAATCGGTGTGAGCGTGGCGGTAGGTATGGTGGTTTGCGTGCTGGCATGGGCGCTTCAGCTTACTCCTCTGCTCGAAGGATACCAATGGTGGGGAACGCTTATTTACGGACTGGCTGCCGGACTTAGTGGATGCGGTTTCTACGATGTGGTAAAAGCTATTGCCGCTCTTTTTAAGGATAATACGGAAGAGATGGAATAACGGGAAATCGGAAGGAGGCACGGAATGGACGCAGAAATGGTGACGGCCATAAGCGCAGCTGTAGTTTCCGTGGGTACCTTGATTTTTACTCAGTACAACAAAATGACGCAGAAGTATCGTGACAAGATGAACGATATGAAGTTGGAACGGTACAAGCAGGAAACCGAACGTCTTAGCTTCAAGCGAAGCGAGAACACGGCAAAGGTATTTGGTGAGCTGTGGAAGGTGCTCTACGAGACAAAGGCCGACAGGGTGTACATCGTACAGCCGCACCCGCTGGGTAACGCAGCCTTCCTTTCCATCTATTTCGAAGTGAAACGCAAGGGGGTATCGGGCATGAAAGACAACGTGCAGCGGCTCCCTATGAGCGAAATGGCAGTATTCAGCAGAGGACTGGCCGAAAACCTGTTTCTCTGCTATACGGATATAGATTCTCAAGTGAAGGACAAGATGGCCAAATCCCTGTTTATAACCAATGGCTGTCGCGCCGTGGCCATAAAGAGGCTGAACAGCGCTTCCGACTGGGTAGGAAACATCTTCTGCGAGTTTACCGACGAAATGGAGGTAAGTGAGGAACAAGCCCATAAGGTGCTGCACGATGCAGCAGTGAACATACAGTTCATTCTTCCGGAATACCGGGAGAATCCCTATAAATAGAGTTACAAACCAAAAACACAACACAAACAATGGACGAAATCAGTTTTAAGAAGGGAGCTGAAGGCTATGTGGCCGAATATACTTCCGAAGGACGTACAATGGTGCAGATTCAGGGTGTGAAAAGCGGAAGGCTTTCAATCTACCAGTTTATTGACACCATGGAACCCGTCGCAATGGATACGGTGAATTTCACAAATTCAGTAATTGAAATCAATGTACCTGCCGGCATGAAGGTACGGCTTCTGAGCGATGTGGAGGTGAAAAAAGTCAAGGCATTGGTCATCAAGGATACCGAAGCAGCCGGAGGTGGCGGCGGAGGTGAAAGCTATGTGCTCCCGAAAGCAACCGATTCTGCTTTGGGAGGAATCCAGACCGGCTATTCTGAAAACAGCAAGAATTATGCTGTGAAAGTAGATGGCAGCGGGAAAGCCTATGTAACAGTAAGCTGGACCGATACAACTTATACAAATGCCACATCAGGAACACCAGGTTTGGTAAAACAGGGTGCCCATGTAACAGATGCTACAGGTTCGGAAGATGCACATACCGTACTGAACAAGCTGATTGACGAGCTTGAAAAGGCCGGAGTTCTGGCTTCTGCATAACCACAGTCACAACACAAAAACTAAACTAGACACGACATGAAAATCTGGATTGATAACGGTCATGGTGCAGACACCAAAGGGAAGCAGTCGCCAGACGGACGGTTGCGCGAATATGCCTATGCACGCGACATTGCACGCCGCGTGGTGGATGCGCTAAAAAAGAAAGGGCTCGACGCGCAGCTGCTCGTTCCGGAAGAGGAAGACATTTCGCTTCAGGAACGGTGCGCACGCGCCAACCGGGTGAAAGACAGCATCCTGGTATCCGTCCATTGCAACGCTGCCGGAAGCGGCACGCAGTGGATGACCGCACGCGGATGGGAAGCATGGACCAGCGTAGGTCAGACCAAGGCCGACAAACTGGCCGAATGTCTGTATCAGAGTGCGGAGCAGGTGCTGAAAGGCATGAAGCTTCGAAAGGACACCACCGACGGTGACAGCGACAAGGAAAGCGGTTTCTATATTCTGAAACACACTGCATGCCCGGCCGTGCTGACGGAAAACCTTTTCCAGGACAATCGCGAAGATGTGGACTTCCTTCTGTCGGATGAAGGCCGCCAGAAGATTGTCACGCTGCATGTGCAGGGAATCTGTAAATACCTGGGCGTATGAAACAGCTCCCGTGGATACTGGTAAGCTTGCTGTCGGCCGCGCTCATCTTTGCGCTTTTCTTCCGTGGATGCGCGTCGCCGCAGTCTGGACAGGGTGATACCGTATGGCTTCCCGTAAGGGTAGATACGATACGCGACACGGCAGTTGCTACTCCCGTGTCAGAACGTCCTGCAGGAACAGACACCGCACGCCTTCCGGTATATCGTCCGCAGAAACCGTCCGGACCAGCTTCCATCCCGGACAGCATAGCGGACACGGTTACGGTTGTTTCTGATTCGCTTTCTACAGGGACCGACAGCGTGGACGTGATTATTCCTCTTACAGAGAAGGAATACCGCACGGACGACTACCGGATAGTCATTTCAGGGTACCACCCTAAACTGATCTCGGTAGAGCTTTACCGCCGAATACAGACAGGTGTAGTAAACGCGCCGGCGCCGAAAAAAAAGAGGTGGGGGATAGGACTGAGCGTAGGATACGGAATAGGGCTTTCAGGGAAGACAGAACCGTTTCTGGGCGTTACGCTTAATTACAACCTGCTGCAATGGTAGCGGCAGGTTGTTTCTTTAAACACAAGAGAAAAACACAGGGCAGACGTGCCCGATAAACAAAGAAACGATGAGTAAGAGTGAGATTTTTAACACCATCCTCCGCATGGTATCGGAGGAAACGGAAATACCGTCTGCACAGATCCTTTCTGGCAGGAAGGACACAGAGACGGTAGATGCACGCTATCTGCTCGTGCATTTCCTTTTTCAGAGCGGATTGAATCCGTCGTATATCGCTGCACGAATCGGAAAGACGGAGCGTGCCGTCAACCAGATTCATACCAATTTTGACCAGCGTCTCAGCACACAGAAAATATTCAGAATAAGTTGCGAAAGAATCAGGAAGAGGTTAGGAAATAACTCATTCCCAGAGTAATGTTTCGTCCGTGCCTTTGTCATGTCGGGCAATAGTGCCAGGCACAACACAAACACAAAACAGTATGACTATCAAAGGTATGGACGGGCAGAGTTACAACGTAACTGGCCAGGGACAAGGTAATTTCAACACTGTGGGTGCAGCAGCTGGTATCGCATCATTTTTGGGAATCAACGGTGGTAACATTCTGGGCCGTAACGGCTGGGGATGGAACGGAGAAGGATGTTGCTCAGACAACATGCCGGTAACTCGTTATGAGCTCGGTATGGTAGAGCAACTGAATGCAAAGGATTCAGAAATCGCTTTGCTGAAGGCTGACAAGTACACAGACCAGAAGATCGTGGAAGCCTACAAGGACTTGCAGGGTCAGATCAAGGAACTTGCAGTGGAAGTTCGTTCCAACAAGGACGCTCAGACAGCTGTCAACATGCAGCAGGCCGTTTACAACGGTACCAACACCGCTACTCTGCAGTGTATGCAGAACAGCATCGCCGCTTTGCAGGCTATCACTAAGACATACATTCCTTCAAGCAACGTATGTCAGTCTGACTGCTGCGGATGTGTATCTGCTCAGTAATCAACTGCTGAAATCCAGGGGAGGGCATAGGCCTTCCCCTTTCCCTTATGATTTTCATACTCCACACAAACAACTCAAACACGCAGCACAATGACAAACGCACAGATTCTGACCGCTGTCATCCTGAAATGGGGTGAGCCGGTCATTCCGGTTATGATGGGCAATATGCTCAATGGTATTTCTGCCGGCATGCTTCCGGTAGAAAAGTTATTCAAGTCAATCGGACTTGCAGGTCCAGGATGGCAGATTTCCAATGAAATCAATTCTCTGGCATCTTTAGGAGGGACAAAATTGCTCCGTCCGTTTCTTGAACAATTTGTATCCCGCATTCCGGACGATATGATTCCGGAACTGGCTCACGGGTATGTAGATTCTGCAATCCAGCAGGGAAAGCTTTCTGTAATCGACGGATTTTTCACTTTCGACCGAGATGACCTGGTAGAACTGAAAAAATACCTTGATTGCAACCTCCCGTATCAGAAGTCGGAAGAATATGTGGTAAAAATTCCGCAGGCACAGCCGTCGCAGCCACAACCGCAGCCGGCACCAAAGAATGAAACACGAGAAAAGGAAGAGAAATAAGGCCGAGGGCAGGCGGCACGTAGTCCTGTCATAACACAACACAAACACAACCAAAAGCTATGATTCAATTAAATCCAATTGCAATCGCGGCTACCAGCCAGCAATACTTGGCTAATGTAGTCGAAAACTTGTGCCAGCCATTCTGCTCCACAGGTTCTATACAGCCTACGGGTGGTGTAAACTACATGGTCGTTGAACAGAGTACCAACGATACGGTAACAACTGTCACCATCAACGCAGCTGTTACAGTGGTTTATCAGCCCAAGAACTCCTGCCGCTCCGTGGTAAAGCAGTTCACCGAGCAGTTCAAAGTGGCATTTGTCGGTGCGGCAAACGCTGTTCCTACCATCTCCATTACCACGCTGAACACGCAGATCAGTCCTGAGAACGTGAAATGCTGCAACCGTGCGTATGCAGTGAGTCTTGCTACTCCGATCACGATTACTGCTACCTTTCCCGCTTAACGAAGTTCAGGCAGCCGCATTTAGCGCTTTCAGTCTGGCTTCGGCAGATGAACCCGTAAAAAAGCGAAGGAAAAGGAAAAATGTTTGAGTGGCTTCCCGTCCGTGAGGGCGGGAAGTTTTGAAGGAACTAATTTTAAACTATTGAGATATGGATAGAGAACAAATGATCTCCCGTTATGAGGAGCTGTATGATAAGATGAAGGACAGCAAGGACGTAAAGAATATGAAAATATTCGGCGAAGCTGCTACTTATTATTTCAAGGAAATGGCCAAAATGCACCCGGAAATGGCAATGAGCTGGCTATCACATCTTGAAGCAATGTGCTGGGACAACTTTTTGTCTGAAACAGAGGCTGTGAATATTGGAAAAACTATGATTAATGAAGACGGTGTGAAAGGATTTCACTGGGGACATGACACCTTTGTAGCTGCTGTTAAACAGCTTGGAGGAGTTCCTGAAGAAAAGCCTTCGTACAATTCGTATGCACTTTGTGTCACAGCCAATATGATTTACAGCGACATGGCTTACAGCATCGCTGAAGATATGGGATACAAGACACCTGCCGAAGTCCCTAACGAAAAGATGGCACTTTCCTGCTACAAGAAAGCTGTAGCGTATCTGAAAGACAAGGATAAGAACTTTCAGGTGCGTCGTTACTTCAAGAAACGCATGTACGGAGATCCTACCATCATGTAACAGCCGCATAGAAGAAAAGCTGGATCTGCTTATCCGGATGGTAGCTCAACTTGACGGGTTAAGAGGATTTGGTTCTAATGTGCTGGCAAATGTGGTAGGTGATCTGATAATGAGAAAAAGATGATATAGTTTGTCTTTCCACTATATATGAATAAAAATGCAGACGGGGTTTTGTCGTTTCTTCCCCGGCTGCATTATTTTTTTATATGTTTATCAATATCCGTCGGTTAAGTTTACATTTATCCATTCTTTTATACATGGAAAGTATTTTTTATAGTTCTTTTCTGTAATCTCTATTATCTTTTCTTCTCCATTCATAAATATAATTTCTATACGGAAAGGGAATGCAGTGACTTTCATGGGATAAATAAAAGTTCCGCTGGCCCATCTTGAATATTTTTTATTTGGGAAGTATGGTCCTGTAAGATTCAGTATTTTTATTTTGGTGTGCTTTACATTTGCATTTACGGCACCTACTATATCGCTTGAAACGGCATCTCCCACCTGATTTATCCCATAATAGTATACACGAATGTATTTAATGCTTCTACTACTTGTAATCTTAAATTTTGTATCTGTCATTTTCCTCCCAGGACAGCATCCGAATGGAGAATCTTTTTTAAATGTAAATTTAGAAAATGACACCTGTGCATTCATAATGGAATAGGTAGATAATAGAAATACAAGTAAAATGTATTTTATAATTATACTTTTAAACAATTGCTTTTTCATAATCTTATTAGTTTATTTTTTGCAAAAATATTGATTTAGCAGAGTTTGCTTTTCATATTTTCTGATTAAATGAAAAATGTGCTTAAAAACGGAGTAAAATGTAAAATATGTAACGATTTTAATAGTATATACTTTTAAAAAATCATTATATACTTTACATTTTTAGTTGTTTTTTTGTCCTTCATTTCCAGATTCCTGCTGCCTAACTTTGAGGAAAACAAACACAAAGACATGGCAAATAGTTTAGGTACCAGACTGGCTAGAATCGACGTGCTTATCGGAGGAGCTGATCAGGCTCGTAAACAAGTAGAAGAAATGCGCAAAGAATGGGCAAAACTTGGGAAACAAGTCCAGGAAGCGCAACGTAATATGGAGAAATCCGTTGATACTGTTGATTACGATAAGAATAAGAAAGCATACGCAGAAGCTCAGAAACAGCAGAAACAGCTTCAGAAATCCATCCAGGAGTCAGAACGTAATATAAATACAGTTCAGAAATATCTTTCGGATATTTCCGGACAGACTCTTCGTAACCTTAATAATGCGCAAAAAGGATTGAAGCAGATGCTTCTTGGCGTTAATCCTAAAAATATAGAATCACTGAATACCGTCCGCGAATATATCAAGCAGATATCCGATGAAGTACAACGCCGTAAGGGTAATCTTGTTGAGTTTTCAGATATTATAGGTAATATAGGAAATGTGAGCGATAAGTCACTAGGAATGGCTAAACAGCGGCTTCAGGAACTTATTTCAACCACTCAAAAAAATACGCAGGAAATTCAGACTTATCGTGAGCAGCTTAAAAAGGTGGAAGACGAGGAGCAGCGCCGAATAAGCTCTAAGGCTGGACGAGTAATGGGAGATTTGGATGGAAGTAGCATAGCAGAAATCCAAGAAGCTATTAAGTTAACAACTCAGCTTCGCGATGCTCAGAAATTGGGAGGCCAGGAATGGGATATCTATAATGGAGAAATACAGAAGGCACAAAAATACCTGGAAGACTTTAATAGTAAGATAAAGCAACTAACCATGTTCCGTCAGATGGGAGATTTGACCAAGGTTAGTTCTTCTTCTCTTTCAGAATTAAAAAGATACTGGCAAGAACAAGTTAATGGTGCTGAAACTACATCCGCTAAGTTGAAACATTATCAGATTCAGCTGCAGGCTGTAATGAAAGAAGAAGAAAGACGTATTAGCGTACAGGCTGGTAAGGTTATGGGAAATCTTACCGGGTCTTCTGTGTCTGAAATTCAGGAAGCCATTAAGGTTACAACTCAGCTTCGCGATGCTCAAAAACTTGGAAGTCAGGAGTGGGATGTTTACAATGATGAAATACAAAAGGCACAAAAATATCTGTCTGATTTTAACAACTTGACGAAACAGCTTTCCATGTCTGAGCGGATGCGTGATATTGGGAAAGCCAGTGAAGCATCGCTAATAGAGTTGAAAAAATACTGGCAGGAGCAGGTAAATGGTGCACAGCGTGGAACTCAAGAGCTAGCTGAATATGAAGCAAAACTTAAACAGGTTTTGGATGAAGAGAAGAAACGCTCGGCTAAAAGTGCCGTCAGTGTATTCAGTAATTTAAGTGGAAGTAGCCTTACTGAGATTCAGGATGCGATTAGGGCAACAACCCAACTTCGTGATGCGACAGAACTTGGCTCAAAGCAATGGGATATATATAATCAGTACATTGAACGAGCTAAGAAGTATCTTTCTGATTTTGAGAATGCAAGTAAAAATGCGGCTATTGCAGAACGCATGAAGAATATTGGAAATGTCAGCACATCCTCACTGGCTGAACTGAAAAAGTTTTGGCAAGAGCAGATAGATGGGGCAGAACTTTCTTCTCAAAAATTACAGAATTATAAGCAGAACTTAGATGCTGTTATCAAAGAAGAACAAAATCGTGTTTCTCAGCGTGCGCAGTCTACTATCGGCCAAGTACAGACCGGTACATTTGACGGGACCATTGCACAGACAAAAGAAGCAATTAAGCTATTAGAACAGTATAAGCAACAGCTTAAGACCAGTGATGCGCAGGGTATTAAGGATGTGGAATCTACTATTAATTCATTGAATGAAAAGCTGAAGCAATCATCCGCTCAATTTTCTTCTTTGGATGAAGCACTCGATAAAGCTGGAACAGTTGGTAATGGCACATTCGATGGCACACAAGAGGATCTTGATAAACTGAAAAAATCGCTCGAAGAATATAAGAAACAGCTGAAAGTGAGTGATACTAAAGGTTTGAAAAAGATTGAAGATGCGATTAGTACAATTGAGAAAAAGCAGAAAAATGCAGTATTAAGTGCACAAGAATTAGAAAAAGTAATTCTGACAATTAAAACCGCTCCTTTGGAAGACCTGCAAAAGGCAGCAGCCCAACTTCAGGAGAAACTTGCAACAGCTGAACGTGACACACGAGAATATGTAGATACGTCACTAAATCTTCGTCGTGTAAATGAGCAGATCAATGAAGTGAAACGAAGCTGGCAGGATCATGACAACCAGATTGTAGCTACGATAAAACGTTTGACAAGCTATGTATTAGTATATGCCGGCTTTAATGAAGTCGTAGGGCGTATCAAACAGTTGTATCAGGCTAACCTGGAACTTAGCGATAGTCTGGCGGACATTCAGAAAACTACCGGCCTTTCTGCTGAGTCTGTTGCAGAGCTAAGCCGAGAAATTGATGAAATTGATACCCGTACTGCACAGCAAGAGCTCCACGATCTAGCTTATGAGGCAGGTAAACTGGGTATCTCTGCTAAGGAAGATGTGCTTGGATTTGTAAAGGCTGGTAATCAGTTACTCGTAGCGTTAGGTGAAGATTTGGGAGGTGCCGAAGCTGTACGTCAGCTGATGAAGGTAAATGCTATTCTTGGTGAAACTCAAAAGCTTGGTGTGGAAAAGGCTTTGCTGGCAACTGGTTCTGCTATCAATGAAATTTCACAGACAAGTCGTGCTTCTGCCGGTCCGATAGTTGATGTAGTAAATCGTATCGGTGCTATTGGGGAAGCTGCTGGTCTTTCTATGTCCGACCTGATAGCACTGGCTGGTACACTTGATGCACTTGGACAGCATGCAGAAATGGGAGGTACTGCATTGAATACCTTTATTTCTACTCTTACAAGTAACACAACCGAAGTAGCACAGGCTGTAGGACTGAGCGACGAATATCTTAAAAATCTGATTGATCAAGGGAAGACTATTCAGGCAGTTATAGCTGTTTTAGAGAAGATGAAAGCAATGGGTGGTTTGGATGTACTGGCTCCTATAATGAAAGATTTGGGAAGCGACGGAGAACGTATCAAGCAGGTACTTGTTACTTTGTCCTCTGGAGTTGACGAATTGAAAGCTCAGGTATTTACATCATCTCGTGCGTTTAAAGAAGCCACCAGCGTAACAGATGAATATAATATAAAGAATGAAGATGCTATGGCCATCATGATGCGTATGGGTAATGCTATCAAGGAGTCATTTATAAACAGTGGTCTGGTAGAATGGCTTACCGATGTTCTAAGATTCATGGCTAGTATTCCGAACCGATTTGAGCGTGGAGAAACCTCTATACGTCTTACGGCAGTAGCATTGCAAGTATTGGTTGGAGTTTTGATTGCCACCTCTAAGGCTGTTCAAAATGCCAGTATGAATATTCTGTTTTTTTACCAAAGGGTTAATGCCGGAACTGCATCTGTGAACATATTTGTAAAAGCTTGGAACGCTTTAAAATTTGCCATGTCTTCAAATCCTTTGGGTTGGATTACGCTGGCTGTTACGGCTCTCACGTCAGCATGGACTTTATTAAAAAAATCAGTAAATGAAGCGGCAAAGGCGCAGGCAGAATATGAAGGGACTTTGCAAAAAGAACGGTTTGAATTGGATAATCTTCGTTTTGCTATCGAAAAAGCTAATGTAGCCAATGGAGAACGTGCGGCGTTGATAAAACAGCTCAATGATAAGTACGGTGCATATCTTGGGTTCATGGTTACAGAAAATAATTATGCAGAAAAGCAGGAATATATTTATAGTCTGATTAATGCCCGTCTACGTGAAACTCTTGCTTTAAAGATGCGAGATAAAATGATGGAAAACATAGCGGACAAATATTCCGACCAAATACAGGAGCTTCAATCAAAGATTATTGCTTCACTGAATAATATGAAGAATGTTGGTGAAACGAATGCTGGTGATGCAATGGCTCTTATTATGGACGGGATGAACAAGGTAGTGGAAGAAGGCGGAAATCTATATGATGCGCTGGAAGGCTTTATGGAAAAATATAATAAAAATATAAAGCAACTTCCATTCAGTTCCGATGCCTTGAAGCTGATGAATATCCTTAAAAATATACGTAAGGAGGCAGGACAAACACAGACTTTCCTGGATAGTACACAACGCGCTGCTGAAAGCAGGACAGAGGAGCTTATGCTACAAGATCTTCGCAAGTCCAATCAGGGTATTCTTTCAACATCTGATCTATCTGCACTTAACACCTACTTGCAACAGGCCACCACTTACGTACAGCGTCTCCGTGAAGATGTAGATGAATTGAATGCAAAACGTGAGAAAGGAGAAAAACTTACTAAATCTGAAACAGCTGAACTTGCAGAAAAAAATCGGCAGTTAGGCGTATATCAGAACAATATTTCTCAGGTAGAGAAGCGTATAAAAGCAATAGGAATGGAGTCTGTATGGGGGAAGGGAGTATCTCTTGAAACTGCTGGTGTTGACAAGCTTGTAGCTACCTATAAGAAGCTCGAAGCCATGATGAAGAGTATTAATGAAGACAAGGACTATGCAGATACATTTGCTGCCCGTGGATTCAAGTCGGCCAAGGAAGAATACGAGGCGTTGAAAAAGATGGAGCAGGATGTGGCCAAGGTGCTTGCTGAGAAATGGGGACGCGACACCAGCGGTAACTGGCTCAAAGTACGTAAGTCAGGCACACGCGGCGAGCAGAAGGAAATGAATGATGAAATCAGTGCGGCCATGTCTGCGCTCGAAGCTTATTTTCTCCGCCGTCAGCAGGCTATTCGTCAGGCATATCTCGATGAACAGATAACTACTGAGGAGATGAACCGCCAGATTGACGCGACCGAGGAAGAACATCTGCTGGCACGTGTGGAGCTTCGTAAAAAGCTGTTGGGCGAAGAGAATACCTTCAATCAGAATTTATACGGAATGGAAGGTAAGAACCTGGAATCTACTGCTGCATTGATTAAAAAGCTGGGTGAACGTCAGACCGACGGGTTACGTAAGAACCTTGAAAAGGATCTGCTCGAAGTACAGAATATGGCGGTAAAATATAGTCAGAATATAGAAAAGGAACTTCTCAAGTATAATCCGTTTGAAAGCCTTATTAATCAATTTGAGGAATCTCTTGATAAGCTTCGTCTTCTGAATACCGATTCGGAAAAGAAAATGAGAATGAGCTTAGGATTTAGCGGAGTGATTGATGAAAGTATGATTAAGGAAAGAATTAATGCCCTTATATCTCTGTCAGAAGATGCTTACAGCTTGAACGAAGATCAGTTACGGACTTATCTTAGCAATATTGATGCGCTATGGGCAGAAAGCATGAGCCCTGAACAGATGTCTCTTATGCTGAAAAAGCTTCGTGATTTTTATAGGGATTCCAAAGCAGCTGCCGAGAAGTATGCAAAGGACATTAAGGAAATGATAGACGTTCAGTGGGAAACTAGCGGAAGACAGAAACAATGGGAAGATCGTATAAATTTATCTAATGATCAAAGCGAAATGATGCGTGCAGCCGCCAATTTAGGGCTTGCTTCTTCTCAAAGCTCGTTTCTCGGTACTTCTGATACGGATAATGCCGAGCTGGAAGCCTTGCGAATCCGCCTGGAAGCTGCACAACAGTATTATGAAGAGTTCTATGCCCGTAAACAAGAACTTATACAGCAGGCTATTGCTTCAGGCGCAACAGAGCAGCAAGCTCAAGAATACTATCACATGGCCGAGAAAGAGGCACTGGATGAACTTAACGCATTGAGAGAAGAACAAGCTGCAAAGGAGCTTGAAATTACCCAAAGCAAACTGAGTACATTGAAAAATTACACAGATGCAATAGTAGATTTCAGTGAACAGATGGGAGAAGCTGCATTTGCTGAAGTTGAAGACCGCAAAGAGGCTGCAAAGATGTTATTGCAAACAACCATTAAACTTACTAAGGACTTGATTATGCAAAAGATTCAGGAACTTATAATGAAAAAAGCTCTCGGTGCACAGGAAGTAGCTCAAGAATCAAGTACGCAAACTGCCATTACGGCTTTGCATGGCTCTCAGGCTATTACAGATCTTACAGTGCAGGGCGCAAAAACTACAGCTGACATTTCTGCGGGTATTGCTTCTGGATCAGCTAAAACAATCGGTCAGTTAGGATGGTGGGGAATACCTCTTATTGCTGCAATTACAGCCGCACTTTCTACATTAATGGGCTTGGCTATGGGCAAGCTGAACAAATCAAAGGAGGAGATAGCTTCAGCTACTGGTGCAAGCAGTAATAAAGGCCGTGTCGCTGCTGGTATGCTTACATATAAAAATGGTGACTATCCTATATTGGGAAACGATGGGCATATTTACAATGCAAGTTATCAAAAGGAACTGAAAACGGGAGTATATAGTGGAGGTGCTCACTTCGGCCTTTTTTCTGAAAAGAAACCAGAAATGATTGTAGACGGAGATACAACTCAGAAGCTTATTCTGAACTATCCGCACATTTACGAAAGCATTCTTACTATTGCCCGTCATGGACAGCTTAAGTCGGCATCTATGCCTACGTTTGCAAACGGGAACTACCCTTCTATGGCTGTGCAATCTTCTCAGGCAAGACAGCAAGATAACTATTCCGGGATGTCTGGGGATCAGATAGCACAAATACTTGCAGAAATGACTGGCGCAGTAAATGCACTTACTGAACGGCTTAATAAGCCTATTAGCGCAACGGTTGATCCTTACGGAAGTAAAGGAGCCGTAAATCAGTTAAATAAAGCAAGTAAGTTTATGACAAAGCGAGGATTGACTAAATAATAGTAAAACATGACAGGTATACAAATCAAAATAGGTGGGAAATGGGCTTATCTTCCTGATGATTTTTCTTTAAGCCTGGAACAGACCAGTCCTGTATTCAACGATCAGGGGACTTTTTCGTTTCCCTTTGAAATTCCTCTTGAACCAAACAGGGAGATTTTCCAGAATATTGCAGATCCGTATGGAGATATCAGTTTGAAAGACATAGATAAACTTCCGGCTGAGATCTGGTTTATGGGTGTTATGCTTTATCGAGGAAAGATAGAGACAGACAGTGAGATAGAATTTGAAGATACTATTCCACTGACATTTATTTCAGGTAACAGCGATTTTATGGATCGTACAGAGGAAATCAATGCGAGGGATGTTCCACTTGACAGACAGATAAAACTAGGATATCTAGTAACAGAAGCACATTACAACTTTGAAGGTGAAGACAAGGTTTTTCAGCTTCCAGAGCATGTTATGATGAATTATACGGAATATAATGTTTCAGATCCATATCCGGTAAAGCCTTATTGTAATGTAAGGGTATGCGCTTCCGATGAAAATATTACAGACGGATCAAGCATGTATGTTATACTGGAAGCCCGTCGTCCGTTTAGTGGGGTATGTTTTTATGTGAGATATTTCTTGCAATGCCTGTTTACCTATATGAATGTAGGGGTAAGGGAAGATACACTTGGAAGTATGGAAGATATAGAAAGACTAGCTTTTTTTACAACAAAGTGTGATGTGGATTATGGGAAAGAACTTTATCCTATACCATACAGCGATATTTCTTCCGAGAATTTTTTGGGTTCTGATTTTGCCATGGAAGGGGCTGCAAGTAGTCTTTATAAAACTTACTATTTTGCTGCATGGGATTTTACTTACAAAGGAAAGGACATTTATGCTACAAATAAAAATTTCCCAGATTGTACAGCCAAGGAAATTATAGAATATCTCCAGACTGCCTTTGGAGTAGTTTTTGTATATGATGCTCGTGAGAATGCCATGCGCATGTATTATATAAAAGACATACTAAAAAGCGAAGAGATACTTTCTCTTGATGTGGAAATTTTGGATTGTACCGTAAAAAAATCCAAATTTGAAGGACTTAAAATTACGTATGGTAATACTGATGATACGGCATTTAATTATACCGATTATCAAAACGCTGTAGAATATGAAGATTACAAGGCAATACTTGCTAAAGGCATATCCGCAAATGACACTACCTGTTTTATAGACAAAAAAACTGGTAACGCATACCGTATAAAAGTAAATAAAGATACAGGTGGAGATCCTTCTCTTTTTGAAGTTGCAGGATATCGTGACTATCAGACTCCAGAAGCTTCCGACGAGTCCGAAGAGCAAACTCTGACATTTCAGCCTGTTATTGTAAATGATGTACAAAAAGCCGTATTGGAAAAATTAGGAAATTCGACTGATAATTCGGAGAATGAAAAACAATGCTATGCCATATTTGCGGATGTACAATTGAATAAGAGCCAGGATTTTAGACAGGATTTATATAAGGGTACATGGCTAGGAGAAATATATCAGGGGATTAAAACTCCTTATTCTGTACTTCTAACATTAAAAGCCCGCTGTCAGGAAAACTACGATATGACATCTTCGAATGAAGCTCCGTTGCGCACCTACGATGCAGGACAATGTGTGGGTATAATGAGAGGCCCTGGGAATGAAGCTGGAACTACATATATTAATAATTATGATGGTGAAGGGAATGATTCCTGGGTCCAGACTGTAGCAAATTATGCGTTTACGTCTGACAGTTGTGATAATTATGGAAGATTTTTTGATTATAACGGTACAGAATCCGGTGGGGTAGATCAGGAAGGGCGTTTTTCACTTAAACTGATAGCAAATAAAGATGACTATCCCATAGGCGCTCAATATTCTGGTCGTGGACTAGTTTCAAAATTCCTTTCCGAATACTTGTATTTTATGGGGAATAAAAAGGCTGTTATTCTCACCGTAAGGATGACAATATCACAGATATTAGGTATTGACATGCTCAAACGTTATCAAATAGGAGATTATGTGGGATTTATAAACAAGCTTTCCTATACTATAGACCGCAGTGGTATTACGGATGTGAAAATAGAATTATACACCATTTAATCAAGAAGTAAAGACATGGCAATACAAGTATTACAGCAGCCGCCTCAGATAGCATTTGCAGGCGACCCTATTATCGTAAAAGTAAAGACTACGTTGTCTGGAAAAACATTTCTGCGCATTAAGATTACGGTAAATGCAACAGCTTTTGCTGCATCGGAAGAGTTTAACTATTCAGAAAACTATTCCTTTGAAGTAGGGACAGACGGGACAGCCGTATTTAATATTGGAGAAACCATAAAAACCGCTTTGGCACGTAAAATGACTTTTGATGTGACAAGTACAAATACTATTTCTCAAATGTCCTATGCCGCTAGATATACTATTACATATAAGGAATCTTATTTGGACGGCATGATAGAAATAGAAGAGGGAGAAACTACTTCCGAACAGTATAATGCTATTCCTGGCAGGCTTACGGAATTTGAAAGGCTTACTGCATCCAGTGAAGATAGTACAGAAATTCTAGGTAATGGACGTATTTTGAGTCGTAAGCCAGAGGGTGATATTGTGCCGATTGGAATGCCTCTGTGTATTCCTGCAGTAAATACTCGCTCTGATTCTATAACATACACGGTAACACAAGGAGATGAATCGAAGGAATATTCCGAATATACTCGTGGTGCTCTGGTGCCTGATTCATTGAATATAAGTACCTCCACGTTCAAAGAAGGTGAACTTTTGGTAAGTACCGGATTTGAAACCGGGAAAAAACGCTATGCGGTAAAAATAAATCCATTTATGCGCCACTTTATTTTCTTGAACGGATTTGGACTTATGGAAAGTGTGGTAGCCTGTACACGTGATTCGCTTGAATACGACATACAAAGCGAAATTTATACGCTTCCTTTAGATATTTCATATCGAGCAACCACACGAACGGCCAATTACGCACAAGCACCTTCAGGAACTCTATCTATGAGTAGCGGTTATGTGAATAGGGAGTGGGCCGAATGGTGGCTCACTGAATTTGTTGTAACGACGAAAGCTTGGATGTACGACAACGGAAGATACATACCGGTCACAATTATACCCGAAGAAACAAACGAGTTATATGATAAAAGTAAGCCCGGTCTTCTTTCTGTAAACTTTAGTGTAAGGTATGCGTTCTCCGGAAGTACGCTTAACTCATTCGTCTGACGGAAGGTTGACTTTCCCATTTTTGTTTTGAAGTTTTTCTTTCAATCGGATTACCTGCTGGCGGAGCATACGGTTCTCTTCCAGCAGGATCTCTATTACGGTCATTCCTGAAGGTAAATCCATTCTGTTTTTGTCGGCAATAAGATAAAAAGGTGTTATCTCAATCCTGTTGCATATATCTAGCATATCTTTTATGCGCATTGTGCTTTCTGTTTTTCTCCATGATCTGAGTTTCCATTCACTTATTCCTGTCCGTTCCAGCAGTTCCGAACGGTTTATTCCTGTAAGGCTGTCTTTCCCAAAAAAGTCATTAATGTATTCGGGATGAAAACACACGTTCTTCCAGTCGTCTGTCCTATAATAGTCATACACGTTTAACTCTGGGATAATTCCGTTATCTCTGAAAAAGAAATGCCTTGTGCTGATGTGGTATTTATTGGAGAGCTTTACTAAAGAACTAACCAGCATATTGCCGTCTATAAACATTTCACTGTAATATTTCATGCCTACATCCTGAATAATTCTTGATCTTGACACTCCTACAACGGTGTGAAAGTTTTCAAGAAGTTTCCAGTTGGCAGTCCATTCCCTTATATTTGCTTTGTATGAAGATCCAGCATTTTCTTCTGACAACATTTCTGAATCTCTTAGCTGTATTCTCAGTCTACGGTTCTCTTCCTGAAGCTCACGATTTTCTTTCCTGTATTCTGAAAGAGCCTCTTTCAAACCGGAAATCTCCTCCCACACAAGTGTCGGGAGTGTCGATTCCGAGTCAATGTACTTTTCAAGCTTTTCGTTTTTATCTTCCAGGAATACTTCAATGTCTATTCTGAGCCTATTGCATACGTCTACAAGCCAGTTGACCGTACATCCTCCTATTTCTGGGTTCTGCCATCTGACAATGGTAGAAATGGAAATTCCGCTAAATCTGGAAAATTCTGCCAGTGAAGGTATTTTGCTAATTCCATTCGGCCCGTACAAGAAACGTATGTTTTCTGGATGAAATTTAATTTGATAAAAATCATTGTCAGGAATTACATATTTGAATCGGTTTCCTAGAGTGCAATCAGATGGATGTATGGAAATGAATTTGGTCATGCTAATACGGAAAGCATTGCATGCTAATACTAAATCTTGAACCAATATATTGTTTTGATTTTCAACCTTTCGTCTATACATATAAACATTTCCGTATATCTTTTTAGATACGTCTTTTGCAGTCATACCAAACAGAGCCGGGAGATTTTCAAACAGGAAGGAATTGAAATAATACATAAAATATGTGTTTAAAATTGTTTTTTAAGTACGATTATGATGTGATTGTCAAATTAAAATTGTTACTTTGTAGGGTAAAAATAACAAAAAACGACCGAAACCGCAAAGACGGGAAATAACAATATATATCAAAAGTATGAAAATGAGCATCATTCAAGCATTATCCGAAAAGAAATTAAGTCCCATGCGATTGGGGTTCAGTCGCTATCTTGTGGACCGTTACGGAATGAGCATGAGCACGGCTTACCAGAAGATACGTTTGAACCGTGTTCGCCGTTGGGAGGCGGAAGGAGTAGAAAAATGTCTTAGAGATTTTGATCCGGATTACGAAGGAAAGCTGGAAGACTTTTTTGCGCACGTGCGTGTGAAGGGTGAATTTATTGGGTTTATGAAAAAACGAGGCATGGGTGAACATGCGTTGCGTGCGCATTTCCGCAATTTTGACTTTACAGAAGTAGAGCTTCGTGGTCTGGAGGATATTTATAAGGAATACAAGAAACAGTTGGAGGAAATGTGATGGATATATTGGAAAGGCAATGGGAAGCGCACACACGTCTTCAGGATGGATTTTCAAGGATTGAGTTTGAAGACGGCGAAGAAATTACTATTAAAAACGACGGGAAGACAGGAATAGATTTTGTAGAGGAATATCTCAAGGAAATGAAGAAGAACTATCCGTCGCATCTTGTTGCGGCAGACCTTCTATTGCAGATGCGCTTGGGACGTTCATATAAAACAATTCGGAGTCTGCGGAGCCGATATCTGTCAGAACTTGCACTGGTAAGTCTGAACTGCTGTTTCGGACGGGAGGATGACATTCCTGATCACGAAGGCCCGGAAGACTTTAATACGGAACATACACACTGTCCTATGCGATATAATTGTCCGTTTAATGGTTTTAATCCTGCTTTCAAGAACAAAAAGGAGGTATGCTGCAATCCTGTATATGAATGCGGGCTGACTTCTACTCAGGCAGAAATAGCGAACATGCTGGTCAATACTTCATTTACTTACGAGGAAATTGCCGACGAATTGGGATGTAGCTATTCCAATATAGACAATATGAGGAAACGTATTTTCGCTAAACTGGGAGTGAATACACGTCCGGAACTTATGTTATTGCTTAAAGGGAAACGCTTGTTATGAAACGAAGTAGAGAAGTATATGAACAGCGTTTCCATGTGCGTTACACGGAAATAGCGATAGGCTATCCGGAAGGTTGTGTGAGCATAGCGTGCAGCAACCTGTCGAAGTCGTCCATGCAGAAGCTCATGAACGAGTTGGTGTACGACGGATATTCTTCCACAGGAAGCGTGCAGGAAGATACAATTTACCTGCATGAACCAGACCCCATGATGTGCCTGCCGGAAAGCCTGAAAGAAATGATACAAGCCAAAACGGAAAGCATGAACTACGAGGTGAAATTCCTCTATTAAAATTCCCTGAAATGATTTCTGACAAAACAGTTGATAAACTCAATGCGCTTCCTCTTCCTGACGTGATGCGCAACAACGGATACCTTCCCGCGTCGCAGACAGCACGCAGCGTATTCTATCGCTGCCCGTTTCACGACGAGAAGAACGGAAGTTTCTGCGTGAGCAAATTCCCACCGAAAGGAGAACGCTATGCGGCCTTCAATTGCTTTGTATGTGGCGAACAGAATCGAAGCAAGGGAGTAGGAGCCATTATGCTGCAGCAGCGGCTCTTAGAACGTGCAGGAGAGAAGCACGACTTCCTTGATGCGGTGAACCGGCTGGCCAAGGACTTCAACCTGATTATTGAGGGAGATTACAAGAACGGATTTTTTCACAGGGCACGCAAGACTGATCCACAGCCGGAAGTAGATTTCCGCATCCGTGAGGAAGAGTTTACACCCGCTGAGCTTCGTGCGTTGGGCTGCCAGGTACTACCTGTGTTCCGGGCCGGGAAAAATACAATCGAAGGCCCCGAGCAGACGGCCGTGACCGATGCAGACGGAAACAATCTGTTGCGCTGTTCTTTCAATCCCGATTTCTACCGTGGAGATAAACCAGCACTCTTTGACAGCAGCCAGCTCCGCACTATGTTCAACCTCTATCCGCTGGAAAGCTATGTCACACCCGAGAAGGCCGATACTGACGGCGTACTGACCAGCTACGAAGTGAAGTCTACGCCTTCTTACCCGATTTTTCTTTTTCGTTACGAAGACGAAAACGGATGGTGGGCACGAAAATATGAGCCTTATTTCCGTGAAACGACGGACGCGGACGGACGCCGCCAGCCCAACTACAAGTTTACCTGGTGGTACCAGGGAGGAATCCGTCCGGAAGGATTCCACAAGGAAATCTACGGCGACACTGACGTGATGCGTGCCCTACAGAGCGGACGTGTGGAAACCTCCGACAAGAAAGGACACCCCATTATAAATATAGAGAAAACACGTATAGACGAGAAAGGGCGGCGCACCCGTGCTTTTGCTGACGTCTTCCGCCGTATCGTCATTTGTTCCGGACCGCGCGATGCCATCAATGTATACTTCCATAGCGACGCTCATGTGGTGTTTCCCCACTCCGAGAGTGTGGAGATTTCATCGGAAACTATCCGTCGCCTGCTGGACATCTCCATGGAAGTGTTTGTGCTTTATGATATCGACCGCACCGGCATACGTGCCATGAACCGGCTGGCTTTGAAACACGTGGAACTAAAAGTGCTCTATCTGCCTGAAGATCTCTCCACTCAGTACAATCCCCGCAGCGGAAAAGCCTGTAAGGATGCCGAAGAGTTCTTCAATTTCTATCCGGCAGTGATGCGCCGGAATGAAAAGCTTATGCACACTAACGTAAACCGCTATTTTGACGACCTGCTCAAGACCGCCCGCCGGATGCGTTTCTGGGACGTGCAGTACCAGACCAAAAAGCAGGAGGACGAAAGCAAGGTAGTGGTGCGCAAATATACCCTAAACTTCGATAACATGGCCCAGTTCCTTTCTGCCAACGGATTCTACAAGTACACCGACGAAGCCGACACCACCAAGTTTGTGCACATCAGCAACAACATTGTCGATGTGGTGGAAGAGAGCCAGGCACTTAGTGAAGCCAAGGAAATCATGAAAGACTTCCTGATATATAATTCACAGTATTATTCCGAGGAACTAAGCAATGCCATCAGTACCCAGAAGAAAATCGGACGCGACACCATGTCCGGCATCAAGAAAGTAGACCTGAACTTCATGTCGTGGGGAAAAGATTTCGATTATTTCTTCTTCCGCAACTGCGCCGTGAAGGTGACGGCCGACAGCATCGAGCCGGTGGACTACGTGGACCTGCCTTTCCATGTAAACCGAAAGGCCATTATTGACGCTGATTACCATCCGATGAAGTCTCCGCTTTTCACTATCGAGGAGAATCCGGAATATGCCGCACGTAAGGAACTGAACAGGCAGCGCATGGCCGACAAGCGGATGAACGAAAACGAGCGCCGCCGTGAGGATGCGGAGTTCATCGCCTACCAGCGTTTGTACCGCTTTTTGCTAAAAATGCCAAAAGACATTGACCAGATGCCTATCTGTGTGCAGTGGCTATACGACACCAGCCGCATACACTGGCGAAAGGAATCTGAAGGCTATCCGCTTACCGATTTGGAGAAGCAGCGCCAGGATATGCACTTCATTTGCAAGGTTGCCCTGATGGGTTACATGCTTTCGCGCTACCGTACTGGAACCATGCAGAAGATGGGAGTCGTGACGGAGTACACCGTAGCCGACGAAGGAAAGAACAGCGGCGGTACCGGAAAAAGTTTCTTCCGTTCCTTCTTCGAGCTTGTGCGGAAGGTGTGCTACATTCCCGGTCAGACCCTGAAGAAGAAGGAAAACATGGCCAAGAACTTCGACAAGTTCCACTATACCGTGGACAGCATGTGTCTGATAGACGACCTTCGTCCCGACATGATGGGCAGCGAGTTCTACAACATTACGGACAACATTACGGTAAAGACCCTGTATCACGATGAAATGACACTGCCGCGAGAAGCTACCCCGAAGATATTCATTACCATGAACAAGATGCCGTTCGACATGACCGAAGGAAGCACCTCACGCCGTATCTTCCTGGCCATGCAGAGCGATTACTATCACGACGAGGACTACGCCGGCCAGTTCAAGAAACGCACGCCGCAGACCAAGTTCGGGAAAGACATCTTCCTGGAAGCTACCGAAGAGGAACGCGACGAAGCGGTGTACATGATGCTGCAAAGCTGTCAGTTCTACCTCGGCCTGCAGGAAAGCCTTATACCGCCCATGTCGCAGGACGGACAGATGCGAATCCTTTACTCCGCCATCAAGGACCAGGTATTCATTGACTGGGCCAATCATTTCTTTGCGAACCAGTGGCACTGGAAAAGGCCGGTATCCATCAGTGAAATGGCCATCAGTTACCTGGAACACCGGGGTGATGCGGTGACGATGCAGAGCGTGAAATCCGTGAAGAACGAAATGATAGAGAAGATGCAGGCTTACTGCTTCAATATGCAGTACACCATGAACCCTTCCATCGTCTACCGCTCGGACAAAGGCTCCAAATATCCCCGTCACTACGCATGGGAGCAGGAGTTTATGAACGACACGATCCGCCGTGAGGAACGCACCCGAAAATTTACCCGTGTGTGCTTCTTCTACAAGCTGGGTGAGGAACCCAAAGACTCCAAGGAGATACTTTCCTGCCCGGAAACCGACGAAGAGTGGGAGGAAAAGAAGCGCTTTGAAGATGATTAATAACCTTAAAAAGAAAAGAATATGGCAAGAATTTTAAAACATGAAATCCCGGCAGCGTCAGAGTTCAAGCTTCCGCTTCACGAGTATAGCAAGCTGCTGAAACTTGATGTTGTAAACGAGAAAACATATATATGGGCATTGGAAGATGAATCAAAGCCACAGCGGGGAGTAAAGTTCCGTATGGTAATGACCGGTGAAGAGATAAATCTTGATCCTTACATGGTGTATATAGGTACGTTTATACTTTACAACGGTTCGTTTGTAGGGCATTTGTTTATGGATACTTCTGTTCCGATGATAATTGGTGTAGGGCTTTAAAATAGTGGGAGATATGGAAGTAATAATAACTATATTATTAGTATTCCTCATTATATCAGGGATTGGATTTATAATTTGTCAATATCTTATATACAGAAACAGAAAAGTGTTAGAGTTTCAATTTATGGTATTAGATATTTGTGCTGAGTACTTATATAGACATGCTGATAGCAATATTAATGATGTGAATTGGTTTGTAGGTAAACACACAGACAAGCGATTGCTATTCAGCATAAAACCACTGAAACTCGAATATTGGTACACAAAAGAAGAATTGGATAAGATTTATAATTAATAAAATTTAGATGAACGTCATGAACACACCGATTATCATGGAAGAATCCTATTGGGCAAACAGCCAGCTTTCTATTGCCCGATATTATGGTGGAATTGTATTCAGGAGGAAAGAATACTTCATCGTAAACAAGGATGGAATTACGCTACTTGAGTTAAGCGACCCTGACAGCCCACACTACGTAAAAGGAGGTATGGCCATTCCACCCGGAGAACTGGCCGACCTGGTACAGAATGAGTGGATTCCAGTCTACAAGGCATTAGGAAGGAAGAAAACCTTTGAGCTGGTACAATCTGGAAAGACTCTGGGTGAAGCATTGCTGATGGTTAAGGAAGTGAAGAAATTGAAGAAAGTGAAATGAGACGAATACTTTATAACGCAAGCGATACAGAAACATTCCAGCGTATTGTAAAAACAGCTAAGAATGGAATTTTTGGAGGCACTTCGGACACAATAGATTACCTTGATAAGTGCCGATGGTTTTTGGAACGATACGATTGTATAATCATATTTACACGTGATGAAGGAGCCCATACCTGCGGATGGTGGAAAAATCCGGATTATGAAAGATGCTACCACCTGTCAATCTCATTTCCTGGGGGTTGGAACAGGAAGAAAGCGGAATATATTCTTGATCGGATATTCGGATATAACAAGCGTATGCTGTGGTGCGAGCCTCCATATTCAGAAGATGGGAAGCGAGCTGGAGTATTCCACTACCGGCTATTCTGCGATGTGAACTGGAATCCGATAATGCCTCGTGGAGAAGTATATTCCACAAAATTTACGGAGCTTGGATGGAAAAGCTTTTCGGAACTGCATGGAAAATAAAATAGGAGAATGACAAATGCTAATAAAAAAGAACTTTTCCGTGGTTTTTGAAGCCGGTACACCCCCGGTTAGATTCCGTGAAGAATACCTTCTTCCGGTCCGTACAGAAGAAGAGCAGACGGATCATTCAACCCTTCATCAGGCTGCAAAAGGAGCCATAGCAAAAGATTTAGGGATTATGAGATGCGAAGTTCGGATTCTGAAAATTATGGAAATTCATAATCACTTGATAGTTGAATAAAACCATAAATCGAATTACATAGCCTATGTTTGAACTAATTAGAGTCTTTCCCAACCATGATTCTCCCTATGTTGGAGGATATGTGGATTTTGACAGACAATATACTGTCGGAGAGTTTATCGAAGAAACCATGAAAAAGTACCCGGCTATTAGCGGTTCCTTCGTCGTAGATGCAACTTCACACGTTGCACACTACCGGAAAGGGAAGCTGTTAAATGAAGATTTCCCGGAAAAGGTTTTAAAAGCCAGGATTGCAGCTGTTTCCTTTTATACAGGATGTAATGAAGCCAATTATGTTATCACTAAATTAGATGGACAATGATTTCAGAAGAAGAAAAGAAAAAACTGCGTGAATTGTCGGATAGAATAAGAAAATCCGAATCAGAATGGGGACCAATTCAAGCTTGTGTTACTTGTAGGCACTTTGCTTGGAACCTCAATTTAGACAAGAAAGGAATAGTATGTACTACCTTTTATTGTAGGCTTTCCGGCGAATCGGTAAGAAGACTAAATATATGTAATAAGTTCCAGAATAAAGATTACTTATCGAATCTTAGAAGTGAAAGAGAAAACGAATTTTTGGAACAGTACATACGTCCATTAGAATACGTCGGCCTTGTCAATAGAGTGCTTGAAAGTACGATTTCTAATCAGATGGTACTTTATGCAGCACAGAAAATACATGGTAAGACAGTAGAGATCCAAATAAATATGGATAACTACGAAACGCATACAATTACATTTTTCATGGATGATCCTAAACCACAAAAAACAGGCGACCGGATCTGGATGCAAACGACCATGCCTTCTTCTGCAAAATGTGGAGACTCGTATTCGAGATTATTAGCTGATTCCATTAAAAATGCTTTATCTGAATTTAAAGAGTTTTGTAAAAATAGAGAATAATATCATGAAAGAAGAAGAAAAGCTACTGTTACTGGAAGATATTTCAGCCAGATTACCGTTCGGATTGGCGTTTATCACTAAACAAGGAATGATTGAAATGGACGTTATAAACTTAGCCGACAGATATAAGGTATGGGCTTATAAGAAAAGAGACAAGAATGGTAACGAAATTGGCCTGAATGCCGAAACATTAAAAGGAGAAAGATGTCTAGGGAAAGGGTTCAGATTGGGAGATATAAAACCGATACTCTATCCGCTGTCTTCAATCACAGAAGAAATCTTTGTTAACGGCTCGGGAATCTGCCCGATGAAGTATCTGGCAGAAGCATTCGATTTCGACGGGTATATGGGCCTTTATACCACCTGGAATTTCGACGAAGAAAGAGGATGCGTGGAGTTCTTTGCCTGGGGATGTAAGGTGTGCGAAATGAGCTTGCAGAGCTTCTTTATTACACCGGAAGAAGGGAAGCATAACAGCACTCAATTGGGCCTTCGTAATTTCCAGCAAGTCTTTCACGTGCTGCATCAGTGTCACATCGACTACCGCAACCTGATCGCACAAGGGCTGGCCGTTTCAGCTTTAGTTTTGGATAATAACCCTTATAAATAAAATAGCCATGTTTAGACCGGAAGAATATGTGACACACGATGTTGCAAAGCTTTTAAAAGGAATAGGGTTTAATGAACCTGTGCATTCCCAATATACTAAGACAGGGACAGCATGGGTGTGCCAGGAACCCGAAAACTTCAACGAATCGCTTGATTGTTGTTGTTCCAGACCAACTTTATACGAAGCTCAGAGATGGTTACGTGAAAATTATAATATTCATTTAGACATAAAGATTATTTGTTTTCACGCTCCTACAAGAAAATCTGATTTTATCTGTGATATTCACTCTTTAAATTCAAAGGAATACAGAGAAACTAAGGTATATCAAAGTTATGAAAAAGTGCTGAATGAAGGAATCCGTGAATCATGTAAACTGATTAAAGAAAGAAGATTATGAAAAAAATACCATTTATAGCAATTGTATCTGTTGTATTAATGTTATTGGCCGGCATTGTTACATTTTCCAACCAGCGTGAAGTAATGTCCACTGTGAACCGGATTGAGAAAATAGAAAATGTAACCTCAAGTGAAGGTAATACGACTACCGAGGTTTATTATCTCCTTTTCACATCCGGAGGGACCATGAGAATAAGCATAAACGGTTTCTTATCCCATCCTGAACTACTCGGTAGGATTAAGGTAGACAGCACTTATACGTTCCGAACCATGGGATTGGAATTGCCTTTTGCGGGATTTTATCCGAATGTGGTATCCGTAAAATAATATGGCTATGACAGCAGAAGAGTTTTTGAAAAAGCAAGCAATGTATGAATTTATAAACGGGGTTAGTCATCCACCTGTAGAAATAGTCACATACGATATAGCTTTAGCTGCATTGCAATTAAAAGAATATGAAGTTATCACCGATAAGGAACGAAAAGGATGGGTATGCCCGGTATGTAGTAGGGCCTATGCTCCGAGTGTATCTGAATGTACTGAATGTAATAAAAATAGAGAATCAACATGATTAAGCTATACAGAGCAGACCAGATGCACCCGTCCTCGTCGGTAGTGTCGCTATCAAGCCTGCAAAAGACTGTCAGGAAGAGCAGAGAAGTAACAGATAGACTAATTCAGCAGCTGATTGATACTGGCTACATCCCGGAAGAAAAGAAGCCCGAACTTCTGTCTGTCTTCGACAAAGAAATGACCGAGTACACAAAACTCAAAACAAAGAAGAAAAAAGCATGAACGAAATGGAGAAAGAAGAAAAACAAAGAGAGCATGTTGATATGCAGGATGCCTTTGACGCATTGATGGTCGGCCTTCTGACAAACGTAAAAGAACGGCAACCTGACCCGAACGAGGAGGTTATCTGCCGTATGGTGTCAAACGGAGCATTCGTAAGCGGATACATCTACCAGGAAGACGGGAAATACAAAGTGGCCACTTCTCCCGATTTTCATTTTGAGGACTACGGAGATTATGAATGTGACTACTGGTTCCCGAAGCCTAAACTAAATGAATAAGTTATGGATAAGGAAGAATATATACACCAATACGTCACGAACCTGTTTAACGAACGGATTAAGGATTCAGGAAGCGATGAAAATATACACTTCTCCATTGACGACATAATAAAAGCAATGTGGACTTCATGGGATGCGTCGTCTTTCTACCAATGGAAAAGCGTACAAGCGTCACTTCCTCCGAAAGGACAATGCGTGAACGTCATGCTGGAAGACGGGAGATACACCAATTCCTTCATCATGTCAGACGGAACATGGGCCTACAATGTAAGGCCAATCGCATGGAGCGAAATAAAACGGCCGATATTATACCATAAACCAATGATTGAACTTAAATACCCAGGTATGAAAACGAAAAACATTATCTACACCGGTCCGATAGCCGATTATTACGGAAGAGAGTTGCCATCTATTCTTTGCGTAAACCACATACATAGATTAAACAATAGGGTACAAGGGAAAGATGATTCCTGCGACAGACCGATGATTATTATCAACCTGGAGACAAAAACTGCATGGATAGAGTACGTTGACGAAGAATGTTCCCAGTACGATAGCTTGGAGAACAAGTTTACCTGCGACCTTCAGGAAGTGGAACGTATGATTGAAGAAAGTCAGGAAAGTAAAGAATAATCTAAAGCTAAGGACTCATGAAAACAGAATATCTTGATGAATTATACCCTCATCAGTTAAAAAAACAATTATCACAGCTTGGAGTTGAATTGACGGAAGACCAGTATAGAATACTTGTTAATCGCGGGAGAACATTTCTGTATGCTCCAAGGGATAGGAAGAAGAGCAAATCAAACATATTATGCAGAATGACAATATTATTCTACATAATATGGGCTGTTTTTGTCAGACTTGTTATCCAACCTATCAAATGGTTGTTTACTGGAACCGAGTATTTTAGCATGGACAACCCTATTTATAAATTCACGGTTGGATGGGGACGTAAAATTGGATTCTAAAAACATACGACTATGAAGAAAGCATTACCTGATGTAAAAGAGAATACTCCTTCGCCAGAGGAAAAAGAGAAAACTGTTCATCTTCACTTTGAAGGAGATTTCACTCTAAGGGATGGTAAGGTATTTGTCAGCAAGCTACAGACTAGCGAGTTGCCAATTACATTGTGGACAGACCTATTCCGAGCTATAAACGATGTATTAAAAAAAAGATTTATAAACCATGTATATCGACGATAAAAAAGCAGTTGTATTCGTACCTAAGACGAGTACGAAAAGATGAAAGAGCTGGCCAACGCCAACGCAGAAGAGATAGAGAAACGCGCCCTCGAAATGTGGGAGACTAAAGCAATTCCATGTCTTAAAGTTTCCATGGAGATACGAAGCAGCGGAGGACGTGATATTCTGGATTCAGAAGAGTTTGAGTTCAGGACAGATTCATACCTGCTAAACCCTTCAGGTAAGTTCACTATCAAAGAAGAAGCCAGACAAAGATTTGATAAGATTCTTACTGACTGGGCACGTCACATGATGGAGCTTCAGTTTGGCGAGCACATGACGAAAATCAATTATATCAACGAACGATGCCACAAGGCAGATATATTGTGGAAGAGAATGCTAATACCGGCCATTTGTGCAGGGATTGTCGCCTTCGTTATGTTTGTCTGCTTAATATGGGTTTTACTGTCTAAATTCAATTAAATCAAGTTATAGCAATGGCTGAGATACGAATCCACGAAAGCCGGAAGTCAAAACTAAAATGGAAGGATATTCCTAAATTTAAGGACAGTTACTGTTGGCCGGTAGTTCAGGTACAGGAGCATGAAGGTAGCCTTCACTTTAAGTTTTCCGGTGGCTCCAAATACTCTCCAAATACTTACTTTACCATTGAAGATTACCGGAAATATACGGCTTTGGAGATATTCAATATCCTCGTCAATATAGGTTTCTATACACGGCACAGCCACGATGCAGTATTGAAATTCTACCACGATAGAGGACTGGATTTAGGTTTTACAAGAAACTTTTTAAAATCATTAAAAGCATAGCACCATGTCAACAGAACGAAATATGAAAAATGAAAACTTTGTCACTTTTGAGGTAGCTAAGCTTCTTCAGGACAAAGGATATAGAGAAGACTGTCATGCCAGTTACAGGACAGACGAAACAGGCCGGTCGGAACTGACCGTAGTGTTTGGGGTGAGGGAGTTCCGTTATCTTTCAAGACATGTAAACGGATTTCAGTACGAATACCTGGCTCCCACGCTGTATGCTGCGCAGAAATGGGTACGTATAAAGGGGAAAATCCACATCGTTGTCGAGCTAAACAAACACGGATGGTACTATCGCCTGTACGACACAGAGGATTTGTCTCTCATATCGCAGATGGACGGATATGCCGACACATTCGAGAAAGCTTTGAACGACGGGATAAAAGAGTCATTAACTTACTTATAAGAATCAGACTATGTTTACACAACCTTGTTTTATCCGGAAGAACACACCGGAACTGCGGAAAAAGCTTCAGGAACTGGGGCAATCAAAAGACTGAACGATTCTAAAAACGAATAGCCTATGCCAACCACAATCAAACGAATAGTGAGCGTACTTTACCGGGCACGCACCAATAAATACGAGGTGCAGGCTGTGGCCGAAAAGAATGGCCGACCATGTGTTATCACGCTGTATTATAGAAATGAAAAAGAAGCAAGAAAACTAAAGAAAGGAGACGTAATAGATGGAAACAACTGAAACAATAGAACTAAACAAACTGCGAGATGAAGCCTACCAAAACGCAGTAGAACACGGTTGGCACGATAAGGATTTGAGTGACGAGCATTTCCTTTGTCTGGTCATTAGCGAGCTGATGGAAGCTGTGCAGGCCGAAAGAAAAGGGAAACGGTCCGATGTGGCAAAGTTTAATGAATGGCAAGGAAATAATATCCCATTTAGCGAAGAAACCCGAGTAAGAAGATTTCAGGAAGATTTTGAAGCGTATATAAAAGATAGTGTGGAAGATGAACTTTCCGATGTCTGCATCCGTATGCTTGACCTGGCAGGTTTGCTGGGAGTTAGTTTCTTAGGGGTAAAATTCCCGCTTGAGATAAAGGAAGAGATATACAAAGATAAAAGCCAGAATACTTTTACAGAGTGGTGCTACAATCTGACAAGATTTATCGCATCGTATAATGAGTGTCATATTACCACTCTTCAATTCTTTGTAAACATATTACAAGAAGTGTTTATTATGTCCAAAATCAAAGGATTCGACCTCCTCTGGCACATCGAACAAAAAATGAAGTATAACCGCACCCGTCCACGCATGCACGGGAACAACAAATTTTAATTATGAATACCGCAGACTTAATAATCAGCATCGTTTTTGTTTGCATAAACTCCACCGCGCTATTCCTGATTTACCGGTCCATATCGCGATGGATGACCCGAAACGAGAAGAAAATAGACAACCTGGAGCACGCCGTTCTCAAAATTGACGACTACATAAAATACAGCTCTCACACCATTGATACCGTTTACATCTACGCATTGAACAGGCTAATCGAACAGTATATAAAAGATGAAAAATACGAAGTGGCCGATCTCGTCAAGAAGGACCTCCAATTGGTGCAAGCTAACGTATTAAAGGAGATGAAACGTCGCATGGAGGAGGCAGAAAAAAAACTCTATGAAGACATTATTAACAAAGAATATAATCAGAAGAAAGGAGAAACGAAAGAAGAGTGATTTTTAGTGCTTTATAAACGAGGATTGTAAAATAAGTTTTATATACAGGTTGAATTAAAACGCTAATTAATCACAATCTGATTCATTTTTAAGAAGACGTAGGAGTGTATGTAATCGCACTTTTATGCCTTTTTTCTGTCAACAAAAGTCGTATTTCGTCACATAAATTCCAAACTGGCGTAGTATCGCCACTGTGGCTGCGCTTAATAGGCACTTTTTTCGCGTAGTTACGCTATTTGAGTGGCGTAGGCACGAAACTTTCAGAAAAATCATTCCGACACAAAGAGAAAATCGCTTAGAAAATCAATTTAGTATCAAATATTACAAGTTTTACACACCCTTTGCAAAACATTTTGCAATTTGATAATCAGTTAGTTAAGTATCATTTGTAAGCAATTTTGCAAAGCTTGCGAAGTGTTGGCGAAATTTTTGCAATGAATAACTATCTGATAATCAATTAAAAGTATTGTACTTTTTGATATTTTGCCGATTTTTCACGAAAAACGAGTTTACAAAATCTTTAAAATAAAAATTTTCGTAGGGTGGAGAAGGGTGTACATCAGTCGAATCATTTCTTCTTGTGAGCGCCCGAATGGGGAAGGAATCCGAAGGGAAACCTGAAAGAACGAAAGGAGGGAAAGGTCGGCCTGCGGAACGCGGGACGACAAAGCACGTCTTTCCCCTTTCGTTCTACTTCCTTTATATCCAATTTCATCGTGTAACAGAGAGAGCTACGCAATAGACATAAAAGAAAAAGCTGGACAGCCTGAAATCTGTTCTTTACCGAAAAAAATACGTTTTCTTCACTTCAAAATTAATGAACAATCGGCAATAACTCTTTATTTATTATTTATTTTCACTATAAATAATTGATAATTAAATAAATAAGTATTGAGAATTGTTTTGCAAGAAAATTGCACAGCTTTGCAAAATCGTGAAAAACACGCAAAATAAGGTCCCAGGCGCTTAACCTTTTTTTGTTGAATGAAATTCCGATTGGTGTTTAATCGTCCGTAACTTGCTGTTGATTAATTGATTTACATATATTTATGAAAAGCCACAGCACAAAAAAGAATGTATCTGCACCTCCGGTAATGTATGTCAAGCTTAGTATATATCTCCGCAAATACATGGAAAGCAGATATGGTAAAGATGTATTGATTATTCCGTTCATGAGCCCTATTTATACATGTATGGAGCAGTATTTGGTCAACAATTACAGTATGGTCAAGATAAGTCCCAGAGCATGCTCACAGCGTATGTTCAACTATAACGGCACATCGGATTTATTTGAAAGAAGTGGTATTTGTGTAATGGACACCGCTGAAAAACAGGAATATATTGCCGTACAGATACCCGAAAGAGTGTTTAAGGGTGGATTGATTGTGAAGACTTCAGATAACTGGCAGCTAAGCAATACCGGGTTTGTAGAGTTCAACAAACTGGTGAAGCGTGAGTTCTGGATGGAATGTATGACGTTTGTAGACGAATGTTTCACTTCTGCACGAATCCAGGGATTGCGTACCACACGAGAAAATGCTATATCCGATTTTATGGTGGCCATGGATATACCGATGCAGTACTATGAGAACATGATCAGGTATTACAATCGGATGATAAACCGTATTCATTCCGACATTGAAAAAAAGAGAGAATGGCTTGAAAGCTTAAATGATACCGCACTCACCTATACATAAACAGAAATTAATACATGAATAACCCGAAATAATAGTTAAAAAACAAGAGATTTTGTCCTCCTGTTTGTCCTTCGCTATTTTTAAACAAAAAACAACACATAAATCATGAATTGCAGCGAGAATTATTACGAGTTGATAGGCAGCATTGAAGCTTATCCGGACGACGCGGTTACGTTTTCCCGCCCGTTCAATATTGAGAAGAAAAGTGACAAACCTGATTTTTCTGTGTCGGGCGACCGTAAGATTTCCATTCAGATGAAACCGAAATCGGGGAGCCTGAAGGAGAGCGCGGAAACCAGCGTGGCCGGCGATTCTTACGAAGTGACGGTGAGTTGGGAGGTAGAGATGGTGACGCAGGAAACCTATTTACAGCTTGAAACGCTGAAAAACAGCACTAACCATTTGATTGTAAGAACATTTTGCGACGGTGAAATGTTTGTGCGTGCCGTGAGCGACGGTTATGAATTTCAGTATGAGGAAGGCGACGGCGTGATTTCGTGCACACTCACCATCCGCAACGTGACCGGAGCACAGCGTGTGGTCTGACATCTACACCTTATTATATATATTGCTTTTTTCTTTCCGTTGGAATGCCGTTCCTGCATACGTGTGTGGAGCGGCATTTTTTCTTTGGGCCTTTCTTTTTGTGCGCGTTTTTCTTTCATCCTGCAGGTAAATCTTCATTATCGTCTTTGTGGCATTCTTCAATTTCTTTGCGTCCGCCGCAAATTTCTTTTTTTCGCACAAACTTCGTGTGTTTTACAACATGCTCATTCTTAGCAGGTTTTTATTTGCAGAGAAAATCCGCTTGAGCATCCGCATATTTCTGTAATTCACGCATTTAGTCATTTTTTGTGTCCTTCATTACCGCATTTCGCGTGCGTAATTTCGTGATGTAATCAATTAATTATCAAACGAAAATGGCAACAAGAGCATTTCACGAAATCATGTCTACGCGATTCTGGGACTTTTACCCGGAGTCTCTGCATGCTTACCGGAGAACGATTCTTGACAACATTGCCTCACACCGTCCTTACGAGAAACCGGACGAGCGGACCGACAGACCTTACTTCCTTTCTTCGCGCGACGGGTTTACGGAGAAAACCTACGTGGGTAATTACGACCGCATAACCTACTGGTACGATTTGGAAGAAGACGACCGCATCATTTCGGTTATCGACGTACAGGGCCCCATTCTTCGTAATGGCGACCTGTGTTCCTACGGAAGCAAGGAACACAAGGACATCATCATGCGTGCTTCTGACGATGCGCATACCATCGGATTTATTATCGAGATGGACAGCCCGGGCGGTAGCAGCATGGCGAAGTACGATTACGAGATGGCCCTGAACTACGCCCGCTCAAAAGGAAAGAAGATTGTGGGTCACATCGACGGGATGGCCTGCAGTGCCGGTTATGCGCTGATGGCCCTGTGCGACGAAGTGTATTTCACCAATCCGCACGACACGGTGGGATGTATCGGTACCATGTGCGCGATGCTCACTAACAAGGACGGCGATGTGAACACCGTGACGCAGGAACGGTACGCCGAGATTTACGCCGACGGATCTCCTTATAAGAACAAGGAACACCGCGACGCGGCCGAGGGAAACTACGACGGCATCAAGGAAGAGCTGAACCGGCTTTGCGCCGATTTTCAGCAGATGGTACGCGAGCGCCGTCCCAGAGTGACGGACGACCAGCTGACCGGAAAAACTTTCGATGCGGGCGATGTGGTGGGTACCATGGTCGACGGTCAGGGTGACTTCAAGTTCTGCGTGAACCGCGTGCAGCAGCTGGCCGGAGTGAGTCAGAGTCAGAAAGGAAATTCGTCCGGAGCCTCACGTGAAGACAGAAAATCGGCAGGAATCAAGGAAGAAAAGCAGCCGGGAACACAGGAACAGGCTTCTGTGGAGCAGCCGGCATCAGATAAAACAGAATCACAAACTCAAAAACAAGCAACTATGGCAAAAAGCTATCCATTTATTCAGTCGGCTGCAAAGGTAAACTCCCTGGTAGTCGAAGAAAACGGCGGTTTCTACATGGTGGAAACCATGGCGGACAATGTAGAAGAGTTCGTCATGAAAGCCAAACAGACGGAATCTACGCTGGCTGCAAAACTCACGGAAGTAGAACAGCTTAACGCAACCATCGAACAGATGAAGAAAGACCATGCGGAAGCACTGGCCAACCTGAAAGCGGAACACGAAAAAGAGGTTTCTTCATTGAAGGACGCTCATAAGAAGGAATCGGAAGAACTGACAGCGAAGCTGAATGAAGCTCAGAAGAACATCGAACAGAAGGATGCGGAAATCAAGGAGCTGAGCGAAACGGCACAGCTGGAACCTACTCCGCAGGACCCGCCGAAAGACAACAACGGAGGTCAGGAAAGCGGACAGTTCCATGTGCAGAGCGTATCCGGTGAAAACATGAGCTGGGCCGAAAAAGCTGAAGCCCGCCGCAAGCGTGATGCTGAAATCAGCAAAGCACGATAAGAGATAAGAACACGACACAAAAACTAAACCAGACACAAACAATATGGCTACAAAGTTATACGCACTCAGTGAAGAGAATGTATCGCATGTAAAAGACATTCTTGCTCCGGACATCATCGAAAGCCCGGTTCTCGATAACATGGCAGTGTTCAACAAACTTCGCATCAAGGTTATCGAAGATATTGAATACGCACAGACTCAAATCATTTTCCGTCGTAAGGGTGGTGAAGCCCGCCGTTACAAGGAAGGTTCTACGCTGAAGTCAACCCTTGGTTTCATGGACGAAAGCAAACTGGTGATGAACCAGATTTGGTCACGTTACTACGAAAATCTTCAGAACTTCCGCGAAAAACAGCCGTTCAGCATCCTGGGTTCAAACGGAACCTACAATGCACCGGTTACAGAATTTATCCTTCGTCAGATTGGTAAGCAGTTTGCCGGCGATAACCTGAGCAACCTGTTCTTCGGTAACATTGAATTGGGAGAAGACAACCCGCTCAGTCTGTACAACGGTTACTGGACTATCATTGACAACCTTATTAATCAGGGTAAGATTTCTTCCAAGGAAGGAAACCTTGTGGCTTGCGACCCGATTAACGAAGGTCCTGAAACTCAGGATGGAGAAAACTTCGACGCATTTGTAGAATGGGTGGAAGGATGGCATCCGCTGTTGCGTAACGCTCAGGAAGTAATCGTTTACATGTCGCCGAAGCAGAAGCGACTCATTACTCACAGCTACATGCGTAAGTTTACCGGATTGCAGACTACAAGTGCAGGCGGTGAAGGATTCTCATTCGTGGGAATGGAAAACATCAAGATTGTAACCGACGGTATTATTGGTAAGGGTAATCGTATGATTGCAACTCTCCCTGAAAACCTGCAGTTCGGTCTTGACCGTGCAAGCGACTGGAACTCGGTGATGATGAGTCACGACCCGAACGACTTGAACGTGCTGATTTTCCAGGTACAGTCTACCGTAGGCGCACGTATTCTGGATATCGCACCATCCAAGTTCTGTGTGAGCAACGGTACTATCGAACAGATTGAACAGCTGAACGGCGACTATCAGAAGAATACCCTGACCGTTACTTCCAACAACGAAGAATGGGGTAAGGTAACTCTGGCTCCTCAGAAAGATGTCTACACGAAGGGTGAAACCGTGAAACTGACTCCAGCTCCTGAAAGCGGATACCACTTTGTGAAGTGGAGTGACGGGGGTACCATCTCTCCGCGTGACATCGTTTACAGCGGATTCCCGACATATCTTCAGGCAATTTTTGAAGCCGATGCGGAAGAGTAACCTGCTCGCTGAGATAAAACAGGCTGCCAAGTTTGGCAGCCTTCACAACACAAACACAAACCTTTAAAACGAGACAATTATGGCAGATATGGCATGTGATTTAATGGATATTGGTCAGGCTGCAGCTGGTTGCGAAGAACAGTTTGCCGGTATTGGTAATCAGATCTATGTAGCCTACCCGGAAGATCTGTCATCGCCGCCTACTTATGATCAGAAAAAAGCTGCTTTTGTTACGGGTGCGTTTACATTCAAGGCCCAAAAAGGAGCCTGGAAGTTTCGTATCAAGAAACAGAGCGGACAGATTTCTTCAACCGGTAACGAAGGCGCAAAGGGATATAACGTACAGCTGATGTTTACCATCGACAAGGACGTTCAAAATGCAGCCCATGTGCTCCGCATCCTGAAAAACCGTGGTGACGCTATTTTCTTTGCGGAAAACCCCGCTGGAGGTTACTATGTAGTGTACGATCCTACTTTCGGTACGGAAGTGAACAACAACTACGACAGTGGTACCACTCCGGATTCAGACAGCGGTCATGCAGTAACAGTGACCAGCA